GAACAGACCCAAGTTTTTGGCCTGGATCTCACGAGCATGCATAATTGTGTCAAACAAGTCATAGCCCACTTCATAGTGTTCGGCCAACCAACGCAGGGCAATGTTGTCACGTGGATGGCAAGCACCTGCGTCGCCCATGCCTGCTGTCATGTACTTGGGACCTTGCAGTCGCATGGTACTGCGAGCCAAGGCGTTGGTAACAACGTCAACGTTGATGTTGCCAATCTTCATGGCAAAGTCTTGAATCATGTTCACAATACCAACCTTAGCTGAAATGTAGGTGTTGTAGAAGATCTTGATGGCTTCGCATTCGTCCCAGGTACCAATCTCGTAGCGTGGATCGTTGTTCATGATGGTCTTGTACAGTTCAATTAACTCACCAGCAACGCCAGTAAGGTCACCATCTTCTGTGCCAATGATAACCATTTCAGGATTGGCCATATCCCACTTCACTGAGCCCATGGCAATCAAGTACGGGTTGTACAAGAACTGGTGTTTAGGATCTAGCAATGTAATAAATTTGCTACGAGTAGTACCGGGCAATACTGTACTAATCAATACAACCTTTTTGCTGGACTTGGCGTGCTGATTGACTTTTGTAATAGCGTCAATTACAGCATCGTGGCCAAAGTCTCGAGGCTCCATGTGACTCGATGGCACTGAACCGTCATAGCCTTCGGCATGCGGAGTGGGCACTGCAATAAAGATCCAGTCACTTTTGTTCACAAGTTCTTCAATGTCGCAGACTTTTACACTGTCGCTTTGTCGTGGGTAAATATCGTAACCACGCACTTCGTGCTTTTCTGCCATAACTTCGGCACAATCAAGGCCAAGTTTACCGATACCAATAAAACCAATTTTTTCCATATAATGAGCGTTCCTTTAGATAGATTATACAATCACATAGACAGTCTTTGCGACCATGACGTAATAATTTATCGCTTTTTTCCGCATGGTTCGAAAAAACTCAGTGATTTAAAAATGTTACAATCATGGAACTGGTTTGAATATATGACTCGACCATTGGCAATATTTCACGATCAGGAGCCGTTAGACTACGATCTCTACAGCCAACAAGAAGTGTTAGCAACCATTGAGTGTTATGGATTGCCCGCGGTCATGCAGGACATTGCCAAACATACACATTTACGCGGAGTAACCTCGGGGATTCTGGGAGTGTGTGACAAATCAATCATTGTTCACTCAGAGCAAAACAGTAGTGAAATTCAAAAATATGAACACAATGATTTTGTTGGCGTGTATTGGTGGAGTCATGCAGCAATTGCAAGAGATTGGTTTAGATATGCCGAGCATGATCCTAACTTAACATTCCGGCACAATCGCAGTCACAAAGATTTCCTGATCTACAACCGAGCTTGGCAAGGAACCAGGGAATACAGATTAAAATTTGCTGAACTGTTGGTGCAGGCTGATTTGATAAAAGACTGCAATACAAAATTTTCAGCCACAGACAACCAACAGTACTACAGTCAACATCAGTTTGTCAACCCACAATTTCAAGTTTCTACGGCTCTAGAAAACTATATTCCTACAAACAACCATGATGCCAGCGCCAGTGCTGACTATGACAGCAATGACTATCAGACGTCAAACATAGAAGTAGTACTAGAAACACTGTTTGATGACACACGATGGCATCTAACTGAAAAAAGCCTAAGACCTATTGCTGTTGGCAAGCCATTTTTGTTGATGTCCACACCTGGCAGCTTGAAATATCTTCGCAGTTATGGGTTTGAAACTTTTGCGCCGCTGATTGATGAAAGCTACGATAGTATCGTTGATCCTGTAGACCGCATGCTCGCAGTGATCAAAGAAATGCAACGTATATCTCAACTGGGTGCCAGTGCAAAAACAGCATTGTATCAAGAACTCAATAACATCGCTGCAAGAAACAAACAACGTTTTTTCAGCAGAGCTTGGCAAGATCAAATATTTGCTGAGTTGAAAACGAATCTAGAAGAAAAAATCAATTACTTGAACAACAACTGTGTTGGTGCAAAGTTTTGGAAGCAGGCTAATCCTGAACCAGCGCAACGATTAGTTGGTATAAAAACAGCCGTTGGCAACGAAATAGAACAGTTTAGTCAGTGGATGAAGTCAAAAGGCCTTTGAGTCTCTCAAAAACTGCATCGTAGTTGTTGACAGTGTCCGATGCAAAATCAAAACTCAACATGTTCATCTGTGGGTTTTTGTCACTGATAACATTGAAGGTTTGTGGAAAATCATTGTGTGTGACTTGCTCTAGTTTCTTAAATTCAAACCGACGTTGTTCTACTAGATCAACTGCACTGCCTTGTGCCAGTACCCAATTACCCAAAACTTCATACTCACTGAACCACTTGACATTGGCCACATAGTCCCACGGAGTGTATTCAATCATAGCATCCAGTACATTCATGCCATGACGTTGTTCAATAAGGCGTTTTAGATTAGCCCAGTCCTGACTGAACACAGGCATCATGTCGCATACAAAACAGTGAGGGGTCTGTCGCTCTAGACCAGTGATTGCTTGGAACCCTTCGTAGTATCCAGGAGCATGTTTTATGTTGGGCAGGTTCCAGAGTTGCAATCGCCCTTCAACTTGGTACTGATATGGGCTAGTGCAAAAAGTATCTGCATCGTGCAAGAACAATATGTCATGATCCAACAAGTCAATCATGGCCAGTTTCAAGGCCTGTTGAAACAACCAGGCACCGCGATAGTCGCCGCTAATGTTCCAGTTTTTTACAGTTGGGCGTTGATCAATAACTTCTTGGTCAGTGAGATACACAAAGTTTGAAGTATCAATGCCGTATTTGACAAACACAGAATTTAATCGTTGTCCATTCAATGGCGAAACAATGTAGGTCTGGTCTACAGGCTGTAGATAACGATCAAATTGCAGTGTTAAACAGGCGTTGCCAATACGATGGGCGCCTACTGGCATTATTCGTGCTGTTCTCACAATGATTCCCGGTAAAATCTTATTTACCGGGTTGTGTCAGTGTTCCGTCCCAGTCGTCTGCTGGCGGGGTTTCTCGGAATGTTTTAATACGTTCTAAAAGATTGTCGTAAAAACTGTCAAGCTCGCCAGACCATTTTCCCTTGAGTGTTTCGCCGATGGCCTGCTCGCAGTACTCCCAGTGACGTTGCTTGTAGTGTTTGATTACATTTTCGTGCAGCTCTTTGAGATTTGCTGCCACAGGAAATTCGGTTAGTGGAATGCGCTCAATTAAACAGTAAGCAGTCACCGGCAACATTTCTGGTGGTCTACGCACAGTGTCTAGTTCCAATACCGTATAGCTGTCAGGTACGTTTTGTGCCACTTCGCCAAATATAATGTGCATGTTAATTCCTTTTAAATATGTATGATGAGTTTTGTATTTGATTTAATTTCTGATTTACATGTTGACACATGGGACGAAAACAATTGGGAAGGTATTGCTACCAGCCCAGTTTGTGTGGTGGCAGGAGATGTCAGCAAAGATCGAGCCCAGGTAGTTGACACACTGCGACGACTGGGTAAAACCTACCAAGCGGTGTTCTACATTGATGGCAACGACGAACATCAGGCCTATCTTGGTAACCTGGGCTACAGTTATGCTGATCTAGTTGGCAAAATTAACAAAATACCCAATCTAGTCTATCTACAAGACAACGTGGTTGTGATAGATGGTGTGGCCATTATTGGTACCAATGGTTGGTGGGGATTTGATTTTGATCTAAGTGTAGACGGTCTTGCTAGTGCAGAATGGTACAAAGAAAAATTTTCTCTCAGTAACGAAGCCATCAAGGCTATCAGCAAAATGGCTACCAACGATGCTATGTATCTAATCAATTCAGTAAAACGCCTACAAACTCATTTGGACGTAAACAAAATTGTAATAGTAACTCACACTGTGCCTAACGCTGCATTGATCTCGCATGACATTGATCTAGAAGGCAAGCTCAAGTTTAATACCATGGGCAACCGCTACATGGATCAGGTGCTAGATGCAGACACTGAAAACAAAATACATACCTGGTGCTTTGGACACTATCATGGCTCAGTGGATCAGCATAAAAATAATATTCGCTATGTAAACAACTGTAGAGGCAGGGGTGATACACCTTATAAAAAATATGTGTACCACCCTTTGCGTGTGGTTATAGATTATTGAACAGTGTCTGGTTCAAGTTTGATCTGCAATGGATAACTTTGAGCTCGGGCACTTACAGTAACTTCAATACCTTTTTGTTCAGCAATTTCGTAGGGCAACACCGCAACCACAGCCGAACCTGCTTCATGAATATCTTCTGTGATGGTAAACGCAGTTTCTTCAGTGTAGTCAAAAAACTCCATTAAACTTTCAATCACAAACTCCATGGTGGTCTGATTGTCGTTGAGATAGATCACCTTGTACATCGGCGGTTCTTTGATTGATGTATTTGTTTTGACTCGTGATCTGATTTCAGATTGCGACATTTTTTTCTCCTTTGTTGTAATGTGCATGAATTTGCACAAGGTCTTTGTTGATAAACTTGTTGTATTTGTGCCAGTTTCCTGAGCAATGTATCTGTGATGCCAAGAAGAATACACCACTACCAGCAGTATAACGGAAAACACCGTCGGGTGTCAACCAGTCCAAAAAGTGTTGCTGATGAACTGGGTCAATTGAATGTTCAAGATCTTCAGTTTCGCTGATGTTGCAGATCTTGGTTGCAGGATTGGGCGCAGGTGTAGCCCAGTCGTACAGCATTTGACTCAGGTGGTCGTTGCTGTTGGCTTCTTCTTTGCACAGTATCACATTGAATTCGGGATGCGTATCCAATGCAATAATAACAGTGTAGGTAGGAACATCAAAGTGTTTGCAGTAATCGTCCACATGTGTGCTGTGGGGCAGACTTTGACGCTGATAGTTGGCCCATATGTTTTCACACCCAGGCAAAAAGTGATGGGTGACTCTTTGTACAATATCCCAGCACTGTTGACTTTTTGAAGGTTCAATCAACAGTCTATGATCAATTATGGGTCCTTGGTCCACCATGAGATGATCATCGGTAGTAGCATTCACGTACTTTTCTGTAGAGAATGTGTTGTAGTATTGTTTGAATAATTCAATCTCATCTGCAGAAATGAGATTGTGTTCGATTTGAGCCATGGTGTTCCTAAACAGTGGCAGTTTCCTGCCACTGTATTTACTCTGACATCAAGCAGTGTAGCTGATAGCAATGGTCTTTGGCTTGGCGTCTTCAGGAACTTCACGTGTTAGGTGTATGTTCAAGATGCCCAGTTCAAGATGCGCATTGCTGATCTCCACGTGGTCAGCTAATTGAAATTCTCTACGAAAACTTCTTTCACTGATGCCTTTGTGCAGATATTTTGCAGTGGCGTCTTCATTGTCCACAGTTTCGCGGCTGTGTTTGCCTTCGATGATCAAGACTTTTTTGTCCTTGGTCACTGAAAGATTGTCGTGCCCAAAGCCGGCTACGGCCACGCTGATCATGTACTCGTCATCATTGATTTGTACAATATCGTAGGGTGGGTAGTTGGTGTTGCCTTGTTGCGCATTCAATCGCATTAGTTCATCAAACATTGAATCAAAACCGATACCAAATTTGTGAATTGCGGGAATGTCGAAAGAACGAAGGGTGAGAGTTTTTGTCATTTGTTTTCTCCTTTATTAAGCAAGATGACTTTTGAAATGTAGCCCGACCATCGGCACTACAAACATATTTATACAGGAAATCTCAACTCTTGTCAAGATTTTTCGATATTTTTTATTTCGTAATCGCATGCAACCCAGGTCATAGCAAAAAGAGTAAAATGCTCTGGGTGATTTAACCCAAGTCGATATTTTAAGCCTTTGGCAACTTTGGTTGTGTAAGGTATCTTGTAGCGGTTGGCCCAGGCGTTAACTGTATCTTTGAGACTATCGAAACTGTCCATGCTTGTGACAATATCAAACTCAATGTACATTAGAACATTTTTTTGGGCAGTTCTTGTTCACGCAGTTTCTTACGCCAGCGTTGTTTGGCTGCTGACGCTCTGAGTTTGCGTTGAGTTGTGGGTTTGATATAGTGTTCACGATCTCGCAGATCATTTAGCATGCCCGAAGCAGCAATTTTCTTTTTGAATTTACGCAAGGCACGATCTACGTTGCCGTCTTGTACCAGTACTGATCTTCCGTGTAGTTTTTCCATGTCAGAGTTCTTTTGGACTATTTACCAAAGTTTTGTCAATATCTACGTGTTTAATGCCGTCTGAACGATAACGGCTCAGATTGTACATGTGCGGCAGTAACACACGTTCAAGTTCTGAGTGCAGACCACGAGCACCTGTTTTGTTTTTAATGGTACGTTCAGCAATGAGATCCAGACTGTCCTTGGTAAACTCTAGGTCAACATCATCCTGCTTGAACAACCACTGATACTGACTCACGTAGTTGTGCTTGACTTCTTGCAGAATACGCACAAGATCTGCTTTATCCAGTTCTTGTAGAGCCACCCAAGTAGGAAAGCGCCCAACAAATTCAGGAATAAGACCAAATCTCACAAGATCATCGGGGGTCGTTTGATCTAGTTGACCCTTGACATCGTCTGTTATTTTAGCCCCAAATCCAATACTGGTGCCTTTGATGCGATTTTTTACAATGTTGTCTAGTCCCACAAAGGCACCGCCGGCAATGAACAAGATGTTGGTGGTGTCGATTTCCACAGTTTCTCCTGTGGGATGTTTGCGTCCGCCTTGTGGAACAATACGACATTTGGTACCTTCTACCAACTTCAGCAAGGCCTGCTGGACACCTTCGCCTGACACATCGCGAGTGATACTGGCGCTTTCGCTTTTGCGACTGATCTTGTCAATCTCGTCCACAAACACAATACCACGCTGTGTTTTTTCAAGGTCAAATCCCGAAGCGGCATACAGCCTTGAGATCAAACTTTCCACATCATCGCCCACATAGCCTGCTTCGGTCAGGCTGGTAGCATCAGCAATCACAAAAGGCACATCCAGGTAACGTGCTACTGTGCGGGCCAGCAAGGTCTTGCCTGATCCTGTGGGTCCAAGCATAAGAATGTTGGCTTTTTCAATTTCGGTATTCTTGTCTTGATTGCCAATGCGTTTATAGTGATTGGCAATGGCCACGCTGAGTACCATCTTGGCCGCATCCTGACCGATCACATACTGGTCTAGATGGCGACGAATTTCTCTAGGATCAAGGCTGGGACGAGTTTCAGTATTTGTTACCGGCTGGTCTACTAGTAAATTTTGACAGAGGTCCACGCACTCATTACAAATTGCAACGCTTTCGCCTACAATTAGTTTAGTCACGTTGTCTTTGTGTTTGCCGCAAAAACTGCAGGTATCAATAGATTTATTTTCGCTCATGTGTTGGGTTTTGATTCGAGACGTTGTGCTACCTGAATTTGTTCGCTTTCGCTCAACATTTCAGGGTCGTATTCACCTGTTTCAATTTTGCTAATTAGGTGATCAATATAGGCCATATCGTAAGTATAATTGTCGTTTTGGTTTTTGTCAACCTGTATCCATTGGTTGCCATTGAATTTATGCAATATATTGGGCACATAATCGGTGTTGATCCAAGTATCGCCTTTGTTTGGATTAGAAGGGAAAAGAGAACCAAAGCCAAACTGTGGTTTTTGCTCAAGATATTTGATCCATGGCAACTCTGTTATTGACCCACGCTCCAGCAAAGAACGCTGATGCTTCAACGTGTCAGTGGGATTTTCTTGTTTCCAACGACTCATTGCCAGTTTCATGTCTGAATCTTCTTCGTCATCTATGTTGTATGACAACTCAGGTTCCTCAATCAATGGTTCAGGTTTGTGGACTATGGGCTTGAGATCCTTGAAATGAGCAAATCCCTGAGTAAGATAAGGATGTTGCTCTAGTATGGATTTTTCTGGTTCTGGTTTGTCAGGCGACGGGAACATCCAGCCGGTGGGATGTGGGTCTTGAATAACTGGTTTATCTGCAACAGGCTCTACTTCTGGTTCAGGATCTGATTCAGATTTTTGTCCAGGCGCTAGACCAAGACGTTCAAACACTCGCTGTCGTTCCCACTTTAAACTTTCTGTAGCTGCCAACAGCATCATGATGGCCAAGGGATCAAACACAGCAACAATCACAATGATCACCCAGGTCACTGCTTTTTCCAGCAGATTAGCATCTGGGTTGTCCCCGTAGATCAACTTGGCAATGTATTTGATAGGGCCTACTTCGGCTTCAACTTTACGTACCTCAGCGGCAATAGGCGCTCGCTCTTCATTAAGCTGACTAATTGTTTTCTGTTCGGCTGCAATCTCGGATTGAAGTCTAACACGTTCTTTGGCTTGCGTTCTGCGGACCGCCACTGCTTTGTCGGCACCCGTTTCCGTAGTACTGCGACCCATAATCTGGTCGACAGCTTCATCCATTTGTTTAAGAGCTTTGCGGTTTGCATCTATATTGTCCTTTGCTGTCTTAATCTTTTCGTCGTACACTGCAACCTTGGCCTGCACGTCTCCGCCCACTAGGCTTTGGTCGCTGTGTGCTTTCGACAAGAAACCAAAAATGCCCATTGACGTGATCAGCATCAGCACAGCCACGGCAGGCACCAAGTAAGCTTTCATCAAGAATCGGCACTGTCGCCAGTATTCGTGCAGCCACAATGTGACCACAACCTTGCCCACCTCCAATATGCCGCCCATCACAATAATAGGGATTACAGCCGCGGCAAAAATTGCAGTGAGACCTGCAATGCTGTAATAGGCGGCAATGACTGACAAACTCAGTGCTACTGCCAGTGTAACGTAGCTGAGAAACATAAGATTATTTATTGGTGGCACCAACTACCCTAACGGCTAATTTTACACTGATCCAACTGGCAAAGCTAGCGTCAGGAACATCAAACCATACATTGATCTTCTTGCGCTCCCAGTTGTTTTCAAGTTTGCGTTTTATACGACTTTGGCCAGACCAATTGCCGTGGCCAAAAACTCGTTGTGCTTCGCGGATGATAGAGTACCACTGTTTTGCACTCTCTAATTCAACCACGATGCGGCATAGGTGCATAGCGTCGGTCGTTGTTTTAAGCGGGTCAAGAGACTGCAACGTGCTATTGCTAGCAGAGGTTTCAATATTAACAGACATAAAGTCCTTTCACTGTTGGTTCCTACTGGGCTTACACTCGGGTACCAGCCGAGTTTTGACTTGCGTCTAGGACAGTGCCACACCTCGTGGACTTACGCTGAAGAGCCACGGTGCATGTAAGGATCGATTCAAAGAGCTCACCCCCACAACCGTTCAGCCGCACACCATATCCTGGCCAGGTCCGACACTATGCAATAAACATTTTACAGAAATAGTCGATGATTGTCAAGAAAATTCTGCAACAATTTGATCTAATTCTTCTATCAAGAAGTGGTCATCGGGATTGTAAGCAACTCCTTGCCAACGCTTGACCTTGATTGGTTCTTCGGGTTTCCAATCATTATACCAATATTCACCGTTCCAGCCGGCGTGGTATTCATGACCAGTTTGAGTCTCAACGTTGTATTTGCCCTCACGCACAGGTTTGACTTTTGAAGGGAACCAATCAGTCAATTTGTACTTGATGTCGTCCATGTCGCGGTAGCGTTCGTATCCTGAGCCTTTGCTGGAGCCAGCAATGTAGAACGCATGATCAGAACCTTTGCCATTGGTATCGCCACCGTAGTTGTCCAGTTCCTGATCATCGTATTCCACGCCAACTACAATTTCGTTTGCGTCAAAATCACAAAGGTTCAACAACAGTTTTTCGGGGTCAAAAGGTTCTGTGAGTTCAATATCGGCTTCAAAAAAAGTACCCTTGTCGGATGTATAGCCAAAATACACAACAGTGCCAGGTGGTTGACTGTCAATCCAGACTTCTTCAAATGTGCTGAGTTGCACATCACACCCATCTAGGCCAGACAGATCTCGTTCGTAGACCACAGTACCATTTTCGTCAAGAACCTGCATGGTGCCTGCGTTACGGTCAACACCACTAACATGTCCAACGTCGTCGCAGTCATAGTATGATCCTGGTTCAAATGGTCGCATGTCTTCAGGAACATCATCAAACTCATCTCCACCCCAGGCATAGTCGGGTACACTGAGTCTGTGTTCTCTAAAGTAGTCGTAGATTTCACGTGACACCGTGCCCATCACATACTCACCACCATAGCCCCACAGTTGGATTTTGTAGGTGCGTGGAGTGAATTTCAAATGTGCAATGAGCTTTTCTTGTTCTTCAATTGTGGCCATTATCTTTTTCCTTTACAAGTTTGCATACCAGCTGAAACTGTTCGTAGGCGTCACGAACAGCAGGGTGTGTCATGAGTTTATCTGCTTCGGCCTGCATGGCCTGCACCCCAGCTTCGGCACAGTCGCGCACACTGAGCCCATACAAGGTGCATAGTTCATCGCCCATTTCTTTGGCTAACTTGCGCCATGATTTTTGTTGTGCTTCTGTGATTGGGGTTTTCTGAGGACGTAGTTCTGCGGCTTTGTTGATAGCACGACAAATAGCATCTTCTGCGTAACGCCCTGCGGCAATCATAGGAGCAAGTGCTGGGTCAATGTTAAACCTACGACTAATCCCACCAGGATACACCATCACAAGGTGATTGCCTTTGTGAAAACTGTCCATGAGATCACTGTCGTATTCTGCCACAGGTCTGTACCTGCGACCTTCTTTAGTGTAGTAAATTTTTTTCATTACAACCATGCATGGCATGACCATGTATTAAGATATCGCATACTGCCGTTAAATGTACCAAAATGTTTTTTGTGAAAGTTATCATACGCCTTCTGCCATTTCTTTTGAATAGGCTCAGGACTGTGACAAGCAAGATAGTGCAAGCGACCAAACTGTCGGAAGACTATCTTCCGGTTGATCCTATATCCTACAGGATACCATTCTACACGGCTCTGCCAGTTGTAGTTGTCAGTGTGACCATACAGTCTACGCATCTTCATGATGCGTTTGGTATTCATGCTAGAACTAGGACGAAACTTATTTGCGTTCATTGGTAGTTCTTGTCCAATTTGGTGTTGGTGAGACCAGCCAGCATTTGAAATTGATCCCAGGCTTCTTTTACAGCTGGACGAGTTTCTAGTTCTGAATCCGGCAACACAGTTTCCAACCAGATTTCGCGACGGCGTGGTGGATGAAACCCAAACTTGCGAGGCTGGTGCAGTTTGCCTGATTCCCAGAGTTCAATGCTGACTTCACGAAAACGAGCTTCGTCTGTGTAGCCGTCCCATTCAGGAGTACTCCACCCACCACCTAGATTCTGGCCACCACCGTAGCCTTGCCAGATGCTGGTCCATTGTTCGTCAATGCGTGGATCAAAGTCAGTGCGAGTGATCAACACCAACACATCGCGAATGTCAACTGTGCCGTCCACGATGTCACGCACACATCGACTGTAGCTGAGTCCAATTTTCATTGTTATTCTCCAAAATACTTGATCACAGCATCCAGGTGATGGACCATGATTTCGTTTATGCTCACATCTTCAGGGTGCATCCACACGCCGCTAGGATTGGCGTCGGTCCGAGGATTCTTTTTCCACTCCTTGAGTTCTTTCTTGAGATAGGTTCTCTGCTCTTTGAGTGTGAGCACAGTGATTCGATCAGCGGCTTCGCCGTCCAGTGTGATAGGTCCAATTCGTTTGCTCATAATTTTTCTCCTGGTTCAAAGCCACGGAATCGTTTGTGACGGGGGAATCTCAGTGAGTATGTTCCGTCTTGGTTTTGCGTAACTGCGTCAGCTTCAACTTCACCAATGACGCCAAGTAGGCGATCCCGTGCGGCCCAAAACTCATCACGATCGCTATCGCTATAGCCAGTACCAACATTAACCCGAATATTTCTGTCATTGTCAACTCCTTCGTAAATTATAGCACCTAACCGGCCTGCATTGCGACCAGTTCCTTCTTCAAAACCCACAATGGTCAAGTCCACTGTGATAGTAGGCTTCCATTTCATCCAAGAATCTGAACGCTTGCAGATGTAAGGTGCACCGAGCTCCTTGATCATAATGCCTTCGTAACCTTGTTCCACACTGGCTTCGGCAAAGCGGCGCATGACGTCATGACCTTCTGCTGTGTCCAAATCCACATTCATGCCGGGCATGATCTGCACACAACCGTCCTCGGGCAGGGTGGATTTGGCACTTTCAAGCCACTCCAAGCGAGCCTGCTGTTTTACATTCCAGTGTCCTTCTTCCAACGCATCCAAGGGCAAGATATCAAATACATGATAAACCATGCCATCTGTCTTGGCATCGCTTTTGCGGTGTGCCTGCTTCATGAGCTTTTGAAAGCTTTCGCCCACAATCTCACCATCCAGCACAAAGTTGCCGCCGGTGCCACGACCATATTGGAATGCCTTGCGAGCATCTTCTACAGCTTCGGCAATCTGCGGAAAGTTTTCAAAGATCTTGCCGTTGCGACTGTACAGTGTGCAAGTGGCACCCTGTACCACAGCAATCACACGCACACCATCCAGTTTGACTTCCAGGCGCTTGATACCTTTGAGCTTTTGCTGTTGATCTGAACTGTCCTGTGCTAACTGACAAGTAAACACAGGAATCTTCCAGTCAGTTTTGCCCAGTACTTTGTTCAAGGTCTTTTCTGAGATGCCGCAACGCAGATCTTTGATGATCACACGACGAGCAAGGCCGTTCCATTCTTCACTGTCGAACTGCTCTGACATTTCCTTGATAGCGTCACGAGCACGACCGCCAGTGATACCACGTGTTCGCAGATCTTCCAACATGGCCCAAAAACGAGTCCAAGGATTGGCACGACCTTCAAGGCCTTGAGTTTCTGGCACTTGCCGAACCCCAAACACATAGAACGGATTGTAAGCCTGGTAACAGTTGAAAAGAAAACACTGGGCGTCTGCTGAACCCAGCTTGGCCGCTATGAGTGCTTTTTCAATTACTGATTCTTTGTGGAGCCGGCTGTCAGAGCTTTCTAAGTCGCGAATCCAACCTGCGGCCATTGCCCCATCAAACCTTTCGTTGCTGTAATCTACTGTCATATTTAAGACCTTACCATGAGCTATTATAAAACACTTTTAGACCCAAGAACAATTCTGCTCGGGCATTTTTAATAAATTCAAGATCATGATCGTAGTAGTGCTGATCTGAGTCGTTGCCAAAAAAGAATCCAGCTGTCGAAGGCAGTTGGCGCTTCTTAATTGTGTGCTCTAGCTGATCTAAATCTTCAGCAGTGAGTTCGAGTTCAATGCCGTTGAAAGTATCATACTCTAAATTTTTTTGTTCTGCGAGCTTTTCCATCCAGCCATGCAGGTTAGGATGTTTACGCCAGTAAGCAATCTCACGTGGCTTGGTCACTGTGTTGTTTTCGAATTCGCGAGTTGTTTCGTTAAACTCAGCGCCTTCGTAGTATTCCTCTTGTTGACCTGCCCTAGTGGCCACATAAGCATACATGTCGAGACCCATTATTTTTCTCCTTGTTGATGCCGGTACTCACGCTTGAGCCACCAGCGATATCGTTGAAAGTAAACTTGCATTGGATAGGTAGGCAAACTACCTGTCCATTCTTCTATTTCCAAACAGTGGCTATACCACTGTTGTTGCAACCAAGTCCGAAATGTCATGCCGCCTCCAACATGTTAGCAGGCACATTGAACACGCCACCGGGGGTGTTGACCAGGATATACTTGATCTTGACTTTGCGTACAGTGCCAACATAGGTCAGACCGTTGCGGTTGCTGGTAAACTTCACAGAGTCTCCAAGTTGGAATGCTCGTTTGTTTTGTTTGGTCAGTTGCGAACGGGCAAACTTCACAGCATCGATCACACTCGACAACTCAGTGTTGGTCAATTTACCAAACATGATAGCAGAATTGATTGCGTTGACGTCCATTTTGGGCTCCTGTTTTGTTACGCTATGTCATTATTATAGCAAAACGGGAATATTCAGTCAACCGTGCAAAAGTAGTACTAAAGTACTAGTTAAATGGGTATTGTTTTGAAAGTAGTGCTGACAACTTCGCCCGATGCATAGCGAACAGACAGCTTATTTGAATCACTGATAGGAGGAGATACCAGCGACGAGTATACTCGATATCCGTTGGCGTCAAAGGTGCCCGAACCTGTGGGCCAGGTGCTGGTCCAACTGGTGCTCCAAGTAAATTCTGTGCTGGGCGGTCCTCTAAAGGTCACAGTTACCGGGGTTCCGTACACAGTTTCGTTCACGCTGTTGAACCATCCGTCCTGTGTTACCGTAGCAGTCTTTGGATAGTTAGTAGCAACAATTTCTAAATTTATAGAGTCAGACCTGGTAGGGCCACCGGGCTGGCTAGCAGTCATAGTCAATAAAACAACACCCAAGTTGGGAATCAGCCATCCTGGTACTTGAATTTGAACGCCGTTGCCATTGTTTAGGTCAATGCCAGGAAGTGTGACATAACTGCCTGCTGAAGTAGACAATGTGACTCGAGTGTTTGCGTCTGATGGCTGAACCACAGCATTGATCCAGAACGAAGAATTTTGAATCAACGTAGTCGACACATTGCCGGGCTGTTGAGTCGATGCCTGTTGCTCATAAACTTGTGCTATTCGTACCACAGCAGGTGCAGACAAGGATGTACTGGTAGAGGTTGGCGGCACCAATGGATTGAGCTGTTGCGATTCCACCAACTGTCTTGCTTCTGCTACAGTGTACGAAACGCTAAAAGGATTTGATGTGGTTTGATATTTAGGCAACGGTAACGTCACACTGGGTTGACCCAGATCAGACACTGCACTGGGAGGAGGCAATACACTGGTCTGCAAAATTGGTGTGCCTGTACTGCTCGGCAATCCAGGCCAGTCGTTAGACACACTGAATCCTCCCACTGGAATTCCAGCTTCGTTGAGTGTTGATTGATTCTTACCTTCACGAATAGCACCTACCACAGCCTGTCCTGCCTGAGTGCTAGTGTTGGCAATTTTCAACATGTAGTCATACTGCCCGCTGGGTGTGTTATAGTTGCCCACTTGAGCCAAGGTAGACACCAAACTGTAAACTGCTGACGGACTTCCAGCAGCCTCTGCATCGTAGTTAATGCCAGCAGCGTTTTGAAAATTTGCTTCTGATACGATTCTTTGGCAAACAGCATTGAAATTTTCATTCATTACTGTGGTCTGAACAGGATAGGTTGCTATCAGCGCAACAATTTCAGCATTGGCAGCTGGAATCAAACCTGTTGTAAAAGCAGTGTCAGCATCAGCATAGGTTCCGGCTGCAGGACCCGAAGGTATCACAATAGGTCCGCCCACTGGTCCAAATGTGCCTTGCACACAGGCCTTCATGTTATCATACACAGCTTTTAGATTGAGCAAAGTTATGCTGTTAAGAGCACTGGTAGCTTGATTCAACGCATTAGTAGCTACCGCACCGCTGGCAATGCCAATAATGTCTGTTACAGTAGGGACACCAAAGTCACCTGATCCAGTGGCTACATTGGCACGAATGTAGGAATTCACCGCTGTGGGCACAGGCGCAGCTAAATTTTCAATTAAATTTAACCCTTTGAGTGTGTCTATGCTCATGACAACACCCTCGCTAGAGTTGCAATGTCAGTGTTGGCAATATTTGGTATCTGACTCATACTGACCGCCAATGCCACGCTGGCCACTGCTTGATCTTCTGGAACTATCTTGCTCAATTCATCGCAACCTGTGATGTTGCTGTTGGGACCAACGTCTATAGATCCAATGAATGTTTTGACAATTGAATTGGCTGTGCCGTCGCTGTTGTATATAGACTGCGGACCGTTGTCTGTGGGCACAGATAGACTCCGCCAACTTTCGCCAAACAACACAGTAGGATTCAGTAGATCAGCTAGAGTATTGACCCCGGGTGTAGTAACATCCAAAATGTCTAAAATTTCTGCGAGATCAGCGCCGGTTATTTTGAGCATGGCATTGTAGGCTTTTCTTTGCAGATTATTAAACTGACTGCGAGTCAAATCTAAACTTGACTGACTAGGTGTGCACAATCTTACAATTTCATTTTCAGACATGCCTTGCTCAAACAGCGCCAAAGTGATCGACGGCAAGGTGCCACGTACTATGTTACCATAAATGCTTATCTGTTGCAAAACACCAGCAGGTGTTCCGATCTCATTAAGTTGTTGAAGACTCAACGCATTGCCCATGGCTCTAAGATCTTGTGCAAATGCTGGCATTGCCATGGTCACCTTGGTGATGTCACCAGTGACCAAGTTGTTCATGTTGGTAAAAGTGGCTGCCATTTTGTTGGCATTGACTGTGCTGTAAATCAGTTGTGTTGTTTGTGATTGATAGCTAGTAGCTGCCGACCAAACTTCTGCAAACTTACTGATGTCTCCGTTGCCGAGATATTTGTTGCCGGTGTCTAATACAAATTGAGCAAACCCACCGGTAGTGACAGTAGGTATAGTAGCCACAGTTTGCACGCCAGTAATGGTATTAGCATAGGCAGTGGGCACACTGGCACCAAGAGCCGGGCAATTTGACGCACCCAGAGTTTTTAACTGAGCAATGGTCGCGTTGGCTAGGCCATACGAACCAGCCAAGCTCAAGGTATCTAAAAGAGAATCAATGGCAGGTACTGCGTTGTAGCTGGCCACTGCATTAGACAACGTGGTGCTGACTGCTAGACCTGTGTTGGCCAACAATCCTGTCAATGCTATCAACTGCAACGGAGTATACAACCCTGTGGCCATGTTATCCTATCCTCACGTTGTCACTGCCGCCTACTCTTTTATGATCTTTGCAGCTATCGGCATTGCCAGTGACATTGACAGGTTTGTTGCCGGCACGAACGCTGCCAACGCCATTGGCTGTGGTGATACTTTTGTGATCGTACTGCTTGGCCTTGGCGTGGTCGGCTACCTTGGATCCATTCACGCTGATTGCTTTGTTATTGACTCGCACAGAACTAAAGCCGCTTGTAATAGCGGCTCCGGCATCATTTGCATCACCTACACGTTGCACTGCGGGCATGTTATCCTAGGATTAGTTTTTTGTCTGGAACCTTGATCCCAGTGGTGGCTTCAAGGTATTTCATGCGCACAGAATCATCAGTCGGGGCACACAAAGCTATACTGCCAGTATTTAGCTTGATTTCGGCACTGGGATCAGCGGTAAACAAACTAGGGATCAATCCCATTCCCTGTGGCCCAGGTGCAATGCTTACTGGCTCTTCAAGGATGATCCAATCTCCTCCTGACATTTTTACCTTGGCAACTATTTCTTCGCCAGAGTTCATTTTAAATGTGTATACTTTATCCGTTGTTAGTGCTAGTTGTGTCATTAGACGCTTTCTGTTAGTTTTGCTTTGAGTTCTGTAAATCCGCCAATCAGTTCTCCGTCAAGGATGATCTGTGGTACGGTTCTTGCTGTGGGGATTGCTTCTAGCAATTCTTCTTTTGTGTATCCGTCACCAATCTTGCGTTCTTCAAAAGCAATGCCTTTTTGTTTTAGCAGTGCCTTGGCTTGATCGCAATAGGGACAGTGATATTTGCTCCATACAATAGCTTGCATATTATTTTCCTTCATTTGATTTATCATAGGTCTTGGCAAAGATGTCTGTTTTGACAACACCATAATCGCCAGGTCCGTGCTTGACAATGTAGTCATTGCCTTTGGTGTATTCTAAGTTACCCCAACTTGCTCGAACAACACCGTCATGGTCAGCCAACTTAGCAACCTTCATAATTTTCTTTGGCGTAGCTGTGCCATCACCATTGTCATCATAGTAGGCGTTAAACTTAATAGGGCTCACCGGGTACCGCTCGCCTTTGGGACCAGTGATAATCTTGTGTCCCACTGTGTAATTCACAGGACCTTCTAGTGTGTCCACAGTGCCATTGTCTGTAGCTGTTTCGTACTTGATAGGTGTGGGATGTTTGTAGGTTTCAAATCCACCCTGGGCAAACCAATTGTCGTCGATCATAGTTCAGGTAGTTCCTCGTAGTCAATGCTGTCGCTCATTACACCAATAACATAATTAGTGCTTTCGTTCTCTTGCAGTGCAGTTTGTTTCTTGCTGGTGTCAACGTGTTTGTTGAACCAAGGAATAGGTGTGCTCTTGGGTGCAGGTTCCTGATACTTGATACCAATTTCGTGCAAGGCGTTCTTGGCAGTGTAGTCCACAAAGTCTCTCAAGATGTTGGCATTGAGTCCAATCACAGGACCATGTTTGAACAAATAGTCTGCCCACTCTTTTTCTTCACGAATAACATCCATGTATAACTGATACACTTCTGCTTCGCATTCCACTTTGGCGGCGGCAAAGCGTGGATCTTCTTTCACAACTTGATTGATCAAGAATGCAGTCCAGTCCTTGTGCAGGATTTCGTCTTGCAGGATCAACTGAATGATGTTGCCGTTGCCAATAAAGATTTTGTTTTCTACCATGGCCAATGAAGTAGCAAAGCTAACCATAAAGCGGAATGCTTCAAGTGCGTAGCTGGCATTTAGTGCCAACCAGATTGATTTAATATGAGCATCATCAGAAACTAAATCAAATCCTAGTTCTTTCTTGCAATTCATTTGATGCAAGTCATCATAGTACTTGCCCACACTAGAAGCCATATCAATGATCTCTTTGGTGTCGTGGATTGTATTAAACATGTCCTTGGGCACGTTGTAGATGTTGCGAATGATGTGGCTGTAGCTACGTGAGTGAATGTTGGTCTCAAAGAATCCCCAGTTGTACATCAGGCTTTCAAGTTCAGGGATTGAGCACACAGGAGTAAACACCTGTGTAGGACCGCGACCTTGCAAACTGTCCAGCGCGGTTTGACGCAACAGGTTTGATGTAAAGATGTGCTTGACTGTGTCTGACGCATCTTTAAAGTCTTGGCTGTCTTTGGTTAGTGAAATCTCTTCAGGCACCCAAAAGAAACCACGTGCTTCTTGTTCAAACTTTTGTAGTTTGTTGTACTTGACTTCTTCAAACCGTTGAATGGTCACAGGGCCTGCAGGATCCAAGAACATCTTGCGGTTGAGATAATCTGTTTTTGTTTTTAAGTTGTATTGTGCTTTGCTCATGTTAATCTTTCAGTGTGTAACTAATCTGCCCACTTCTAATGTTGTGCTGTACAACAAGGTCTCGGTCCGGGCGAACTAAAATTATAGGATCTTCGCCTGGTCCCCAGTGCCCATCATCAAGGTACAATGTGTCATTGTCTTGTTTCATCCCCATTCTTGGCACAATCAACACACATTGATCTTTCCATGACTGAGTAGAAACTGTCAGTTCAAAGTGACGTTGTTCAGGATGCCAATGTTGCGCATGATAGCTAGCCACTACTTGACCAGCTTTGACAGCTCGCATGTACGGAATCCATCCCCAATCGGTTTCCTGCTGGCGCGGGAAGGTAACGATGCCAGGAGTTAAGTTAACTTCTGTCACATTCATTATGTTTCCGCGCATGGTATTAACAACGTGAATGAATTTTTGATCAATGTCCACTGCTGGATTGAATCCTCGTGGCTCTGAACAAGGTCTGCATAGTCCTTGAGCAAAGCGTTCAGGAATTGGTATTGCCCACAGTTCTAAAAAGTATGTGCTCGGAAGAAACACACGCGAGTTATCTGAAGGCAGACTGTTCCATAAACCTTCCCACCAAAGATTTCCGTTTACTGTTTCAGTAAACGTAACAGGAGTAGATTCAATGTCCCTGGTGTAACGTTTGTTTACCAGTTCAATTCGATCTTGAAGGCCCAGCCGTTTTATAATCTCACAGCCCAAGTGGTAGCGATTTACATCACTTTCGAATGCACGTATGTGACGAGCACCATGTTTCAAGGCCATGATTGATAGTAGTCCTGTGCCAAAGCCAATGTCAGTACAATCTTGGTCTTTGACATATCTACTGAGTACACGGTCATAGAATTGATTGCGAAGAAAATCGTTGATCATTCCGAGGTTAACTCCATCGTGATTCGTCCAGTCAATGTGGTTTAAAAAATCCATTACCAATGTCTAATAGTATTTGCTATGATAAAAAAACATGTAACCACATGTATTATAACCCAAAAAGTCTTTAAGAACAAGGCTATTCGGGCTTCTCGAAGAGTTAATATAGGAACATCTGGGCGATCGTGATCTGATTTGCCCATTAGGTGTCCGGTTGCTCGAGCCCATATACGTTCGATGCTGTTCATAGCTTGCAGCTCTCACAGTCTTCTTGATCATCAAAGTCAATCTCTTCCAACGGTGCGTCTTCTGCTTTTTGTTTTGAACCTGCTTTGTTGATCAAACTGTAGTAGAACGTTTTCAATCCCCAGTAGTGTGCCTGCATCAAGTTCTTGGCAATCAGGGTTGTGGGAACCTTACGATCTGGGAAGTGTGCAGGATTGTAGAATGTGTTAGTGCTGATTGACTGATCAATGTAGGCTGCTAACACAGCCGCTGTTTTCAAGTATCCGTCGCAGTCCTTTTGTGCCCACATCTGTTGATATCGATTTTTCAACTTGTGATACTCGGGCACAACTTGTGTAAGACTGCCTGCTTTAGATTCTTTTACTGAAATCAAGCTCATGGGCATTTCAATACCGTTGGTTGAGTTAATAACCACTGAGCTGGACTCTACTGGGGCAATAGCCATCAGCGTGGCGTTGCGAACACCATGTCCACGCATTTGAGCACGTAGACCTTCCCAGTTTAGTTCAGGTGTAAAGTCAGCTAACTCGTTAACACCTTGTGCTCTGCGCTCCCAAGGAAATATACCCTGGCCATAGAATGTGCGATCACTATCTTTGCAACGTCCACGTTCCTTGGCCAGCTCAACTGTGGATTCTGTGAGATAGTAAGCTTGATGTTCCATCCAGGATTTGACTTCAGCTAAGGCATCTTTCTCGCCATAATTAAATCCGCGCTTGGCGTGCCAGTAAGCAAGATTCGTAACACCGATACCGAGCGGCTGGATCTCGTCGTTGGATAACTTGCTTTGAATTGAGAGGAAGTCCTGATAGTCAAGGATATTACACAGACTCCTCTGCAGAATCCTACAAGCCCGGCGCATGTCCTCTGGATTACGGAATGCTCCCCAGTTAATGGACCCAAGTGTACACAGCGCGATGCGACCTTGATCATCGTCCAGTCGTTTGAAAGGTTTTGTAGGAAGGAGAATTTCACAGCAAAGGTTACTCTGGTAAATGGTATGATACTCAGGATCAAAAGGACCTTGATTCATCACGTTGTCTATGAATACCAAATAGATACGTCCTGTGTCAGTGCGTTCTTTGAGAATACCGCCTTTGAATACTTCTTCAGCTGACATGGTTTTCTTGCGTAGGTCTTTTCTCTTTTCATAGGCAACATATAGTTCTTCAAAGCGAGTTGTGTTCTTGTAAAATGCTTCATATAAGTCTGGCACTTCATTGGGGTCAAAGAACGTTATGTTTTCTTTGTTCTTGAATCGTCTCCAGAAGAAAGCTGACAGCACAACCCCATAATCCATATGACGGACTCGGGTTTCTTCTGTTCCTTGGTTGTTCTTAAGGACAATAAGATCATCAAACTGATGATGCCAAATAGGATAAAAAACAGTAGCACTTGCATTACGAATACCTCCTTGACTGCAACTACGAAGGTCACCAAACCATTTTTTCAGGAATGGAATCATACCTGTGTGCATTATCTCGCCACCACGAATGGGCGAGCCTAGTGGACGTAGTCGTCCAATCTCTAAACCAATGCCAGCACGTTTGCTAGCATACTTGGCCATCATTTCGCCACTAGCAAAAATACTATCGAGATCATCGTCACTGCGGATAAGAACGCAAGAGCTAAACTGCTTAGTAGGAGTGCCCAGTCCAGCAAGGACAGGCGTTGCAAGAGTAAAGAGACCGTCTGATGCCGCATTGTAGTATTCTTTGATATAGCGCATACGAGCTGAGTTCGGTTCTTCTTTATGAAATACAGTAGCGGCCGCCACCATGTAACGAACTTGAGGAGTTTCATAAATTTCCTTTGTTGAACGATTCTTGACCAGATACTTTTCAATCAGTTGTTCAATGGCCGCATAGCTGTACTGTTCGTCTTTGACATGATCAATCATGTCATTCATACGGCTCCAATCGGCCTCATCGTACCATTCTAGGAGCTCGGGAGTGTACAGGCCTGTGGCCACATTACGCTTCACAATCTCATACAAGTGGGGAGGCTCGTAGCTGCCGTAAACGTCTTTGCGCAACATACTGAGACGTTGTTTCCCTGCTACATATTGGTAATTGGTGTGCCCTACATCTGGATTGGATTCTACGTCAATGAGATCCACAATAGCACGTAAGGTAATCTCGTCAATTTCTTTGGTGGTAATACCATCATAAAAATGCAACTGAGCTTTAATCTCTACCATGCTTTGACTTACGTCAGCAATGCCCGAGCATATTTTAGCAATCTGCGTTTGCCACTTTTCCAAGGCCAAGGGCTCACGCTGGCCACTACGTTTAACGACGGTAATGTTTTTCATTATATGTTACTTTATTTCTATTTTTATTTGTTGCTGACTGATGCAGTGTTGAGTTTTTTTGGAACTCAGGTTGATATTTACGATTTGATCTCGATCCCAATTCAATATATATTTTCCTTGGTCAAATAGGACTAAATTGTCACTACCCATTTCGATCATTTCAGCGTCTTGCATGTCTGCGCGATCTAACAGAACTATAGTATACATGATTCCTAGCCCGCGAGCAAGTCCACAGTAAATGTTGTCATCCAATAACTGCCATGGGTCAGGCCAACTATTTCGTTCATCCCAGTGTAAATGATAAGGAGTCCAAGGTGTGTCAAACCACCATGCATTGATGGTCTGCAGAGCCAATTCAGGCTCTAATACCAAACACTGTCGGCGAAGATTGGACCAACTTTCAAGTCGGTCCGCAAAGGTGCGTGGCCACATTAGGCTAAATGAGTGATACTGTAGTCTATAGTACCGGCAGAACCGGTGGAAGATGAGCTATACGCCACTGTGATATCTCCGCCTGGAGCAGCTTCAGTGGCGGTTAATGTAACACCAGTAGATGCGTTTTCTGTATAGCTGTCGGTGTAAGAGAATGACCCAGTGGCCGCGCTGACTGCGGTCAGCGTTCCGGTGCGTACTGTGGTTCCACGAATGATAGTATAATCCATCTTGAATGCCTTAAACACCGCGGTGTCTATCAAAAACAACGGACCTGAATTGTTGTCGCTGATGATAGAGTGTACACCTGTGGTGCGGGTGTACTTACCTAGCTGCATCTCAGTGGCTATAGTATCGTCACTGACTCCACTTACTGTAAAAGAAACCCCACGTATGTTCATGCCCAACGCAATGCTGGTTGAATCGTTTAATGCAATACGTGGATATGTAGCACTTTCTGACGTGGTGCGCTCGAACATGTCACCGACGCTGATATTGTTGTTGGCATCAATGTCTATTACAGGAGTTTGTGCAACTGTGTTGATGTGATTACCAACGTTTAAAAATGTGTTGTAACCAGTGGCATTGAGTTTGACTCCTTGAATCACAATGCCTTCAGCATAGACATTGTCAAATATGTTATTCAGAATTCTAAATCCAATAGGACCGCCGTCTACTGGAGTCAAGCTACCTAGAACAATGCCCTGAGTAAGTGAATCAAAATAGCTGTTGCTCACTGTCACTGCCTGTACCTGTTGGTCTGTGTTGAAACCATAGGTACAGCCTGAAAACTTGCAGTCATCAAAAATCACCTGACGAGTTATCAACGCCGAGGTGCTGGCAAATTTCACTGCCGACAAGTCATCAAAGGTGGTGTTGCCATCGTTGGTGGTAAACGGTCCATCAAACGTACACTCTTTGAAACTGATTTGTTCAGCTCTTTCTACCAACAAAATGTTATGACTGCGAGCAGAGTCATTGCCAAAGTTGACTGTTTTCCAGGCCATACTTTGTACTTCTACATTTTCAGGACGTGTGGCGCTGTTGCTGAGAATATTGCTGCCAGTCTGTTGCAAACTGTCAGCGGTACGTACCACATACTCGGGCAAATCTTCTTCTACCCAGTAAGTGGTATTTGTTGGCAGAATAGCAGCACCAATGCTGTCCTCAACAGGTACAGCACTCAGCGAGCGATAGTAACGATCGTTGGTGGCATAATAGACCAGTACTCCTTGGGCATAAGGGGTGAAAGAAACCCAAGGATTAGACTGAAACAAAATAATACTAGAGTCTGATCCTTCGCCATATAGTCTGGCATGCGGGGGTATTAAAATTGTGTCAGTGATCAAATAAGTGCCAGCTGGGAAAAACAAACTGCGACGAATTTGAGGGTTGTTTTGTCGGCAATACAACTGAAACAGTGCACGATTGATTGCCGCTGTGTCATCAGTTACACCATCGCCTGTGGCACCAAAATCTTTGACACTGGCAAACTGATCCAACCAATTCTGTAGACTCTGAGTTACAGGACTACCTGAAGTAGCACCTGTTTGTACTGCATAACCTGTGGCTTCTAGACCACTGTAGGTGTAAGCACCGCTCAACGCTAATACGTCTGAAAATTCTGTGAGGATTTCAGTGTTGCCTACTACTGGAGCACCTTCGGCTAATTCTCCGTTGCCGATGAAAAGTCTGCGCTGATCTACTGCCCAGCCAAATTCAGCGCCGGCTAGCGGCTGGGGAAGGTCATCTAATATGCCCTTGCGTTGGGTAATGCGTGAAATCTGTAAAATAGCCACAGTGATAATCCTTGATCTATCACATATTTAGCAAATAGTACTGTTCAACTCTGCGCCACCATTCTGAACGATATTTTTCAAATTCTGCGCCTTCTAACACAAACTCTTGATACTGCGGTTTTCCCACAATGTTGTGGTCCTTGTCAAGATCTGGTTTGACGCACATTAAAACTACGCCTTTTTTGATACGTGTACCATGTAGTTCGTTGTGCGCTTCTGCATAGGCTGCCAACTGCATGAAATAATCTTCAATCCATTCTCGCCGTTTGGGCTTGTTGGTCTGTTTGTAGTCTAAAATACTTTCGTCATTTAGATGTATACCTGCACCGTCTGTGGTACCTGCGTAAATTCCCGGGAAATACAACGGAACTTCAATGCCCCAAAATTCATTAACATTTATCAATCCTTTGTTGACAACTTCTTCGGCCATGACATGACTGGGCCAACTAAAGGGATTTGATCCACGCGGAGGCATGGCACCGTCTTTGATGTACTTTTCTAGATAGGTGTGCATGCGTGTGCCACGGTTGGCAGCTTCGGTGGTAATTTGCTGTGCCTTTTCGTAGCCTACACTTTTACGCCAACGCTCTAGAATTTGTTTCTTTTCTTCAGACTTGGTTTTGTCTAGTATGGTGGTCACTGAGGGCAGATTTTTGCCATCTGGTGTGGCATAAAAACGTTTGCCTTCAACAACGACTCGTGGAATGGGTTTGTAGTCAAATTTAGGATTGTACATTGGGAACAAAAATCATGGATTGGTGTAAACTAACGCCTGTGTCAATTTTATTGCAAATTGTTGCAAACTGTTCTTGATCAGATTCATTTAGTACATTATACAATCTTTGATTGTACTTTGTAAAGTCCATTTTTGTTTTTTGATCAAAATATGCGGTATGATTAAGATATTTTTTCCAGAGTTGATCATTGTCAGGTGCTGTATCTAGTTCGCCAATGGTAGTCACAATAAAATTATAAATGCCGCGCATTTGATCTGGCCATTGTTTGAAAATTCTATGATCTAAACACTGTTGTAGCTTTTTGGCCAATTCAGGTCTATACCGTTGTGGCAGGGCCTGTACATCAAGATGTTCAGTCTGATCTACTAAATTGGCAGCATAATTATGAAATACAAAACCACGCTGTTCGTACCAGTTGCACCAGTAATTCAACCAGTCATCAATGTAGAATATGTTGTTGAGACTAAACACAGGACTCACTGCACATTTCCAAATGGGACGCATTACCTTGCGACCCTTTACAATGGTCATTTGATTTTTGTAACTGATCAAGGTATCTAGATTTCGTTCAATTTTTTCAAATCGTGCAGGCCAACGAATGTAGCTGTAGTTTTCTCCCACCGAGTCTATGCTGAGCAGAATATCCACACTTTTGAAACGGCTTAACAATTCCATTAGTTCATCTCTGGGGTTCACTGTCATGGCAGTAGTCAGTCTGAGATTGATTTTTTCAGCGATGCCTTGCTCGCACATCCAACTCAATAACTTGGTCATGCCCGGCTGAATCAGTGTTTCGCCACCAATGAAATGCACAAAAAAATGTTGATACCTGTTGTGTTTTTGCATGATAGCATTGGTTATAAAATCCCAATGCTGCTCGCTGTCGCTGATGTCAGTTTCAAAAAATTCATTGACTACGTTGTTGGTAATTCTAGCAAAGGTACTGCTTTCAAAAGGACTACAACTACGACAACTGAGATTACACAAATTACTGAATTTGATTCTAACTTCGAACTCTGCTACCTGTTTGCTCTTGATAAAATGTCCCAGCCGATCCTGCGGCATTTCAACAAAGCTGCGCAGTCGTTCACTTTGTCCACCATTGGTTTCTTCTTTAAGACAGTGCCTGCAAGCATCGGGCCATTGACCCTGTGCTTGTTGTTGCTTAATTTCAACAAAAGGATCTGAACCTTTGCTGGGCACAAACAATGCCGCATCTAGATTGCAACAGCAGGTCTGAAATATTTGATTTTTTGAAAACTCGCTGTGACGAATGTCAAGTGTGACATAGGGTGCTGGGCACAGTGCAGGATGTTCTTGCGCCCAGGCCATGCGTTTGTGCAAGGCCTGTTGAATGATATCACTCATACCCTAAAACTTTCCCCACAACCGCAGCGGTCACGCTCATTGGGATTTCGAAATTCAAATCCTTCGTTCAGTCCGTTGCGCACAAAATCAATTTCTGTGCCTTGTACATAAGCACAACTTTTTGGATCTATAAAAACTTTGCAGTCAAGACATTCAACACACTGATCTTCAGGCGCTGGAGAATCCACATACTCTAGCACATAGGCCAGTCCTGAGCACCCAGTGGTTTTTACACCAATCCGAACACCAACTCCGTGTCCTCTTCGGTTCAATGTTTGTTGTATCTTACGAGCAGCTAAGGGAGTTATTGTTATCATCTTTTGTACACCATCTTTTGCACACTGTCGGTTGCTTGTCAGTATTCCAAGATTCAACCAAGCGGTCAAACCAGGCAATAGCCGACTCTACCCCCACTGTAGGGCCATGGTTGCCATGTACATACTCACGTAATTCTGTGTTCCAGACCTGTAGAGCATTATGGTTGTGATACTGTTGAGGGTTGTGCCCTGTCCAACAACAGGGATACACATATCCATCAGATGCCACATAAACACTGCGTTCACGCACAGCCCAACAGTCAATGTTCACTTTTTTGCTGTCTGTGTATTTTGGCATTTCAGTAACCACTTTGACAATTTGATCTTGTATAAATTGATCGTTGACTTGGTCAGGATATTGCCAGTCAGTTCGTATTGAAAAAATTTTGTTTCCTTTGCGATCGTAACTGGGACCGTTGTTTCGATCTGTTTCGCGTTCTTCTAGCCACATAAATCCTAGGTCCTTGGCCATTTGATACATTTCAGGTAATTGTGGTCGATTGTGATCAAACACATTGGCCATCCATATTGCCTGACCGCCTGCATCAATAAAAGTTTTAGCATTGCGTATCACGTTTTCAAACACAGTGTCTTGACGATATAAACTGTGAGTGTCTGACAGACCATCAATGCCAAATATACCAAATACTCTGAGCTTGGCCAATCCTCTCCAGAATTCTTTGTCTCGGGCGCCACCGTTGGTGTGCACTCTTATGCTCATGTCCGGGTTGGCCTGTCTCATGTAGGCAATGATATCCAGGGTTTCTGGATTCATTATTGCGTCGCCAAAGTTACCATTGATGATAGCAATGTGAACCCTACTGAGTCGGGTCAGCGAAAATATTTTTTTAAAATCTTCAAGGCTGAGATTGGTCTCAGTGTATCCCATGTTATAAGGATATCCTAAAAAATTTCTAGGACAGAAAGAGCATCTAGCGTTACAAAGTGAGCTTAACTCTAGATGCAAATGATTGATTTCATATTGCATCCCATACTTATCAAGCCAGTTTGGCCTGTGCTCGTTGTTTGTAGTTTTCTACTGCCGCTTTGATGGCATCTTCTGCAAGTATTGAACAGTGAATTTTAACAGGGGGGAGGGCAAGCTCATCAGCAATCTCGCTATTTTTAATCGCTGCCGCTTCGTCAAGTGTGCGTCCTTTGACCCATTCAGTAACCAGCGAACTCGACGCAATCGCTGAGCCACAACCATACGTTTTAAATCTTGCATCTGTGATTACTCCGTCTTTTACTTTTATTTGTAACTTCATCACATCACCGCAGGCAGGTGCTCCTACCATGCCAGTACCTACGTCTTCGTCGCTCTTGTCAAACGATCCCACATTGCGTGGATTTTCGTAATGGTCTACAACTTGATTGGAATATGCCATATAGAATTCTGATCAATCAAAAGTTTGGCTAAACAATCTACCACGATATCTAAAAGTCACTGTTTCGCCTCGTTGTGTCACAACAGGTACAGACTCACACACAGTTCGGTGACTGATTCCGCCAGGATGAGAGTCTCCACGACCGGCTTGATACCCTACTACCCCGCCTACCACAGTGGCTATATCGCGTCCAGAGCCGCCGCCAATCTGGTTGCCAATTGCGGCACCAGCAATGGCTCCCAACACACCACCTGCGGCATTGCCCGATGAGTATGGAGTTTGCACAGCAATCTCGCGGCATTGTTGTTGATATGTAGTGATCATGCGTGGTTCAACACGCACAATTTCTGCGGTACCATAACTGTTGTATTGGGCCATGGCCAATGGGGCAGCGGCTGCAAATAGAGTAAACAAAATTGCCAAACGGGTCATACAGTTCTCCAGAAGTTAGTGTACATACTATACACTATTTAACATTTTGTGTCAACGTTAGTTGACCAATTTGATTAGACGCTGCGGTCTCGATTCATTGCCGATTTGGCCGCACTGGCCACAATGTCCTGTGCCTTGTTTACAGGCATTGTAACAGGTTCAGGTTGTCCAGCGCCTTTGAATATAATTTCATCAGAATTGGGCTGCATTGGTTCTAGTACTGAACTCAATGGAGGCTGTCCAACAATTTCTTCTATGTTATAAGGAGTTATGTTAATGTCTAAACTTTGTGCCAAGCTAATAAAAGCGTCTTTGCTGATTTGTCCACGAGAGTTGGTGTCCCTGGCACGACCGGCCAGGAACTGTACCAGACCCAATAATTCATCTGGTCGCGGTGTGCTGGCCTCAGCACCGGCAAACTCTCTAAGTCGCATTATCGTTTGGCTCGGCCCAGCGCAGCTGGTGCAGGTTCCATACCTGGTTCAGCCATGGCAGGATCTACAGGCATTTCGGCGCCCATGTCAGCACCAGCAGCGGCAGCCATGTCTCCTGCGGCAGCGCCCATGTCAGCACCAGCAGCGGCCATATCAGCACCGGCTGGTGGCATAGCAGCAGGTTGGCCAGTTACAACACCAAGGGCAGAATCAAGCTGTTGCTTGGCACCTTGGATGTTCTGCAACAGACCTGTGAGAGCGGCTGTGGCATCTTGATTAAACTGTGTGGCTTGGTCTATGCCAACTTGATTCTTGATCGAGTCAACCAGAGCTGGTAGTTCTTTGAACTGTAGTTCGCTTACATCTTCGACCATGCTTTGCATCTTGTCGACCATGTCTTGAGCAGCCAACACAACTTGAGCCTGTTGAATTTCGCTTTCGTTCAAACGGCGTGCCATTTTGCGGAAACGGCTTTCGGCCTGCATCATTGCAGCACCGGCCACTAACTTTTGTTCTTCAGGATTCAATGTTTGGCCAGCTTGACTCTTCTTAAGAGCTGCTGCCAACTTAGGATCTTTAGCAATAGCACCTTGCACCGCAGGTTTTTGTGCGGCTCCTGGCGTTGTTCCTGTTGCCGGCGCTGGAGTTGTTTGTGTTTGTTGCTGTGCTACCAAAGCCTGCTCAAGCATGACCAGCTTGAGATATCCAGGATTTTTCTCACTGTGATGACGAGCGGTGCCCGAACGATGTTCAGCTAGCAGCCCACGAACACGAGTCAGTAGATGCTGTGTTTGACGACGGTTTAGGTTGTCAAACTGAATGGTAGAGCCAAAATAACTTTCGAATACTTTAGCAATTTGTTTTGTTGGCTGTGGTGCGGCCAGTTCGTGCAGTTTCATTTGCAAATCCTTTTAGTTGCCAATATTTAGCCGAATTTAAACATTTTTCTAATTCAGAATCTAGCATATTGAAGTAATCAATTTTGCGTTGAATCTTGGTGTTTACAGACTCTGCAAAGTCTGCGTTTCGGCTATGATTAGCTAGTTGTTGTCGGCAGTGAATATCCGCTGCCAAACTCTGACGTTTGTTGTCCAATATTTGTATGTTACGGGCTAGTGCATATCTTTGTAGTCGATCCGCTACGCACCAACTCATAGCCACACGTTTGCTGCCAAAAACTACAGTTTCGTTGTTTTTGACTTGAACAACAACATGTTCTTTTTTAGGTATGATTCTGTATTTGCCAAAAGCTGTGTAGCCGCCTGAACCGTCAGGTACAATCAGTTTGTCTTGCAACTGTTTGATTTCACGATCAGCAAACTTTTCTAGCTTTTGTGTACGATTCATACTATTACATAAGTTGTGATTAACCAGGCCACAGTAGCAGTCAATGCACCGATGATACCTATGCCCCAACCAATGAGCTGATTGTTTCTTTTTTCTGACATCTCATGTATGGCATTTTTGATAGCCTCAACAGACTGAGATAAATTCTCAATCTTTTCGTCTAGAGTTTCCAGTTTGGTTTCTAGCAAACGGTAACGTTCAGCGCACAGTTCAACGTGCGCTTCTAGACTTTTCTTTTCAATGTCAGTGGTATCAGGCATATGGTCCGTCCAATGCTTTATTTATGGGCTCAAACCAAATGTTTGTATCAGGTCCTGAAGTTATCAACACTGTGTTAGACGTCTTGGTTTCTTTGAGTCCTGTGATCATTGGCACATTGTCACACTCATTGATCAACGAATCAAAATCGTTTTCCTGTCCACTTAAACTATAGACCAAGGGCTGATCAACTTCAAACTCAAAATGCCAAACACCATTGTTGCACTGTGCTGGTGCAATGTCAACTGGCTGTGTTCGCAAACTTATCAATTGATTGATAGTTTCCCAGTTACGTTGTTGATTACGGCTGAAATTCCAAGACGCTTGATCAGTCACTGGTTGACCCGCCTTGTCTTTAAACGGCATGCTAGAAGTTCTATAATGACCAGTGACACCTGTTGGACTGCAATCAAACAAGGTCTTACATAATATTTTCATTCTACAGGTATTTAACGGCCAACAAAAAACCCAGGATATTTCTAACCTGGGTTTTGTTGTTAATCAGTGATTGATTAGGTCGATAGCTTGAAGCCAACGCTTGTGCAGCTATCTAACTGATAACCTGTGTAGGTAATGTTAGCAGCAGCCAAGAACACAGCGGCGCTGGTGTTAGTTGTAGCATTAGCAAAAGCGCCGGTTGGGTATGTAGCGAAGCTCAATACTGTACCGTCAACTTGATACATAGCGATTGTAGCAGTTTGTTGGATAGCGTTGATAACGTTAGCAACATACTCTTGCACGCCTTGTTGTGACACAACAGTAGTGTTAGCAACAGCGCGGAAGAAGTCCAGTTTAGGACCAGCAGGTTGAACTGGAGTAGCAGCGGTAGATGCAGAAGCAGCTACAGGACCGTTTTGTACGTCAAGTGCAAATACTGGTTGTACGTCACCATTTACAGGGGTAATATAAGCCATTTTAATTTTCCTTTAAGTTTGTGGTCTCGGTGGACCTGCTTTTATTTAGCCTTTTGGCAAAAATCAAGCACCTTGAGGGTTATTTCTCTGTCGATTTTGAGCAGCAAAAGCATTGGGATCAAAGCGATTTACTGCCTTAGCATAGCCTGCAGGAGTGGCCATTACCCAGCCTTCTTGCCCGGGATGCTCTAGATCTGCTTGACGCAAGATGTCCATCTTTAAATCGTGCAACAATAAGAATGCAGTAAATGCCGCTGCCAATGCAGGTGTATTTGAGCTAGGACTTTCTAAGTATTCTACAATGTTGCGGAACTTACTGGGTGTTACTTTGCGTTGCAACCATTCGCCGAACTCGGGCAATAGTGTATTAGGATTCAATGGAGTACCAACCTTGGTGTTGATATAGTCCACACATAACTTGGCAAGGTCAGTGATCCGGTGTGCTCGTAGTTCTGTAGGATTAAACAGAGTAGAGATGGCAGCACCATCTGTGCGAATCAACTGTTTGAGTTGTTTTACTTTGGCAGGTTCCGCAGACAGTGCCGAGGGCGTCGCAGGACGCTCTAACATCAAGCCCGGAACTTCGTTAAATGCTACACCTTTGAGAGGCTGACGTGCATCTCCTGCATCCGAGTACATGCTATGTACAGCGATACCAATATCACTGTTTCCAATGCGTTGCCCTAAGTTACTTCGAGCTGGAATTTTATACTCAATAGTGTTAGGTTGAAACACATAATTGCCTGCGATTTCTGGGGGTGTGTTTGCGTACAGCAAATCACCTTTGACATAGCCACGGAAGTTGGGAGGTAAACTAGCTTCTAGTACAGGGAACAACTTTGTGTACAAGTTAATAATGCCAGTGCGATCGCCTTTTCTGGTGTTTTGAATCTGTGCCATCATTTGAGGACTAGTAGCAAGGCCATCGTAGCCCTTGGCTTCAAATCCTGATCCGTCAGTTAACACAAACTCGCCTGTGGAGGGTTTACGACCCCAGATTATAGCAGGCATACCGTCCCATTTGGCAGTGGTGGTTTTTGCAGGTGATTCAGTGGCATGCTTGACAATTTCTAGTGCTCGCTGAATGCCAGCTGTGCCTTCTCGAAATACCCAGTCTTCAAGATGTTCAATGCCCTTGGCACGGCCACCTACACTGGCCTGTTCAGCTTCCAGTATGGGTTGCATGCCTTGATTTACAATACGATCCCGCAGGCGTCCCAGGAATCCAGCATCGCTTTCCCGCACAGATGTTTGAGGTTCTTTGAGACCTTGTTTGGCCAAATAGTCGCGGAAATCTCGAAGCATAGCATCACTGTCGGGGTTGTTGGCCAAGGCAGCGTAAATGCTTTCCACACTCTTGAGATTGTTTCTGTTGTAACCTCGCCCTAGAACCCATTGAGCAAATTGATCAGGATTTGTGCTGATCACTTCATTGGTTGTTCGATTGAGTACGCCGTTACTGCCTACTTTGAGTCCATGATGTTTGGCCATGCTGGACCATAGCACAGCACGGTTCATGCCTTTGTATTCGGTATTGTCTGCGCCACCGTAGTAGAACTGTCCCCAATCCAAGTCGGGGAAGAACATAAAATCTGTTTGAACAAAACCACGATCTGGATCACCAGCAATGGGAGTTCGAAAATGCACTTCTCCTGCCTTGCGAACATATTCGCGAGGATCTTGTCCTTGACTTTGCACAAACTGTGTGAGCGTGGCAGCAAGTTGATCCTTGGTAATTTTGTTGGCATCCACACCAAGGTCGAGATCGCCCGAAGTAGGCTTGCGCCCGGTTGATCCTAGTTGACGTTCTTCAGGAAACTTTAAACCTGTGACTTGTTCAACCCAGGCAATGGTTGCAGGTACGTCAGCTTGGTTGATGCGTTGTGTCAGCGGCTCACCGTCTTTGCTCTTGAATACGTTACCACCTTCCAACAAAGTTTTCAATAACTTCATGGCTTGCCACCTGCCTGCTGTTGTAAACTCTGCATGGCTTGAGCATGCACAGGATCTTTGGCATTAAAGGGTTGTCCATTTACCAGCCAATTTCCACGTGTGTCTTGCGTGAGTTTTATCTGCCCTTTTTGTTGTGTTTGGCCGCCACTGCTACGGGGATCAAACTGTGAAATCTGTTTAGCAGGAGCAATGCCATCTCGAACAATGTCAGTCCAGGCAGCAGCCAGTTGTGGGGTGTTGTTGCCAGGCTTGACTGTGGCGTTCATTACAGCGTCAATGCCTTTGTCAATGGCTTCTTTTGCTGCATCGGCAGCCCCTTTAACTGTGGGGTCATCGCCTACTGAATTAGGCAAGCCAGCATAATCTGCGTTGGGCCCAATGGAATTGTTGACCAAAGTCACCAGCTGCGGTTTGATTGCGTTAAAGCTGGCTGGGCTCATTGCACTGAGATTGGTAGTTGGATTACCAGCTGCATCCTTGGTCCTGCTCATGAACTCTTGCACAGCTTGAGCCCAAGCAGCTTGTAGTTGTGTGGCCAGTGGCCCTACCAGTGCTTGATTGGCCTTGAAGGCTGCCATCCTAGAATTGGCGCCAGAGCCAGCTGGATCAAAAGCAGGGCTACCGGTTTGGCTCTGTACAAACTTGTTGAATCCAGCCTTGGCAATGCCACTGGCTAGTGCACCAACAATTTCGTTAACTCTTTTTGGCTGAGTTATTTCAAAGATTTGCATCTGTTTTCCTTACGCTGCGATTGAATTTGCCAGCATCTTTTGTTCTTATTGCATTTAACAATTTTCTTGTGAGATTTTCTGCTTGGTCAGCAGGAAACTCAGCTTCTATTTGTTCTACTAAGCGAATAGCAGAAGCGATCACGTTGCTGGCACGATTTTCAATGATCAAGCGACGATCGCGCTGAGCATATTTTTTGTCGTACAAGCCATCTAATTCTTCTAAGATGCTGCGAGTTTTTTTCTGCATTGTTTAGGACCTTTGGATTATTTAGCGGGTTTCCAGTTCTAATAAATATCTAAATGCGTATCGCAAAGGAAAACTTATGACCAGTCAGATCAACCCAACAGCAATCAATGATCAATATCCTGTGGCTGCCCAGCCCAACAATACCCAAGGATTCAGAGATAATTTCGCCGGCACTAAAACTAATTTTGAATATGCCGCAGAAGAAATCACAGAGCTTCAAACCAAATCAATTTTAAACGCTGCCTTGGACAATGGATCTTCTCTGAGTACACAAAACAACATGTTGGGTGCGCCTTTGATTGGCGCTAAGATACGTAATTTTAGTGCTGATTCAGTGAACATTGCAACCACTTCGGGCCCAATTATATTAGATTATAGTCAAGGACATTATCAGCGTATTGCAACCACAGGCAACATTAACTTAGGCTTTAGTAACTTTGCGCCTTCAGGTAGTTTTAGCAGCATACGAGTACAGGTCATTGTTGATGCTGTTGGCCGTACCATGGCTCTTAGCCCTTACGTAACGCTAGGCACAGACGGCATTCAGGGCTATGCCAGTGGTACTATTACTTTTGCCGAAGCAGGCACTTATCAATTTGGGTTTACAACATCTGACTCAGGCGCCACTATCACAATTCAGGATTTAAATCGCCCATTGAGTGATTACACCAATCCTGTGACAATTGCCAGCACCGAGCCTAGTATCAGCATTACCTCAGGTGCGCTGGTAGTTGCTGGCGGTGTTGGCGTTGCTGGTAATCTTTATGTGGACGGCAACATTGTTGGAAACTTTGTAGCCACCACTCAAACATTTGCCGGTAACTTAACTGGTGGAAATCTATTGACCAGTGGCATAATGAGTGCCACAGGCAATGTCTCTGGCGGTAACATTAGAACCACAGGGCAAGTTTCAGCCACAGGCAACGTTACTGGAGCTTATATCATCGGTGATGGTAGTCAATTGACCAATATCACTGTGTCCGGTGGATCAGCCATTGTCAACGGAACCAGTAATGTAAGAGCAATTGCCAACAGTAATATCACTATTGGAATTGGCGGATCAAACGTTGCTGTATGGGCCAACACAGGTGGTTTTGTAACTGGTTTAATCAGCGCCACAGGTAACATCACTGGCGGCAACCTTAGGACTGCTGGACAAGTTTCAGCCACAGGCAACATCACTGGCGGTAACATTCTAGCAGGTTCGGGAGTTGGAGTTGGCGGCGATGTTGGAGTTGGCGGCATTATATTTGCAAATGGCAACATCAACACCAACACCTCATTCAACGCTGTTGGCAATATTGTTGGTTCTTATTTCATTGGCAACGGAGCATTTTTATCAGGCCTGTCTAGTACTTCAAGAATCACAGCAGGTACCACAGAATTGGGCGTTTCTACCCCAAGTGGTAATATTCAGGCAACCGTTGGAGGCACAGCAAACATAGCCGTAATTTCCACGCAAGGTATAGATATCACTGGAAACGTAACAGCCTCTGCTAACTTAGAAGGTGTTGGTGTCAGTGTCACTGGCAACGTCACTGGTGGCAATCTACGCAGCAACGGTTTGATCAGTGCTGCTGGTAACATCACTGGCGGTAACATTGCAGGTACTGGCAATGTATCGTTGGTTGGCAACGTGATTGCTGGAAACTTGACCACTGGTGCACAAATGGTTGCACTTGGCAACGTCACTGGCGGTAACATTGTTACCAACGGTCAGGTGCGCTCTTTCAACGGTACTGCTGTTTCAGCAGGAGGCACAGCTGGAGCAGGATACGTATTTTCAACTACTGCAAACTTTGGTGTATTCTTTGGATCAGGTGCACCAACATTGGCCGCAGCCAAAGGATCATTGTACCTACGCAGTGACGGTACTACCACCAACGATCGCATGTACGTAAACACCAATGGCTCTACTACCTGGACCGCAGTAATTACTGCAAGTTAATCAATTCCCAAAATTCAGGGAAAGTACTAGCTAGATCTTGTTGTCGCAACAGATCTAGCTTTTTTGTTGACTCAAGAAATTTGTCCCACTGCTGTGGCTGATTTTCCAAAGGCATGTCCATGAAATCCATGATGCTAGTGATTTGCCAGTTGGGCTGTTGTGATTCAAGTTGACTACGTATTGTTTGTTTGACTGTGTCTGGCAGTGCTCGAACATTGAGATAGTGTGGATGATGCACCATGTTAAAAAACACAGGAATTTCTCGATCGCAGAAATACTGTTGTATTTGCATCACGTATAAAATGTTCAAAGCACACACTGTAACACAGATGTGCATTTTAATGTTGGGGCTGGTTCTGACCAACTGTCGATAACGCAATACGTTCTTTTCAACTGTGCTCCACGTTTCACCATATCGAATATAATCAAAGTGTGGTCCAATACCATCTATGCTAATATCAATGTTTACTGATTTAAACTGTTTGATGATATCAATGTACTCAGGATTCCAAATGGTACCATTGGTATTGATATGCAACCCTTGATCTCGGCATCGACCGCTGTCAACACTCTGTTGCAAAATATGAAATACTTTGTCCAACAACATAGGCTCAGCACCGTAGATGTCATAGTACTCTACATCAGTGAACCAGGTTGCTAGATCTGTCCATAGCTGTGTGTTTTCGTCGCTGTAGCTGCTGCGAATTCTGCCCCAGGAAGCTAGATATTTCTTATAGTCTGGTTCCCATTTTTGAGCTTCAATTTCCCAGTAGTCGCGATACCATTTGCTAGAAACCTCAGGCCAGCATGTTCTGCAGGCTAAATTGCAGGTGTTACCAGGTTTAAGGTCCACCAGTTGTGGCTTGTGACCTGTGATCACTAGATCTTTAAATTGTTCATTGGCCACTTGTCTGCGGCTGCTTCTTCCTGCTGCTTCTTCATTCCAGCAAGCACTGCAATTTGGATGTTGGATCCCTTGTTCTAGATCTCGCTTTATCTCATAGCGTGTAGAACTGTTCCAAGCCTGTTCCATAGTATGTGTATCAAGAAAAATTTCCTGACCTTCTGGGTCTCGTAGATAAGTTTGACTGTGACAACACAGCAGGCACCGTCCTGAATTGTGTAATGCAATCCCAGAATCTGCCCAAACACAATATAAACCTTTGTCTTTTTCCATGATGTCCTTTGATTAAACCTTAAATATGTATGATATGTCAGAACTTACTACAATTTTTACTCCCATTAGATATCTGGTCAGCAAACTGCATTTAAAAATGCCCTGGACCTACGAAGAAGTCGTTGCTGAACTTGAAACAGAAGATTGGAAGCCGCATGGAGAAGTTGCTCCTGTAGGGCACAATCCATGGCCTGGAATGCGTTACAAAGTTCTACGCCCTCGTGAAGAAAACAAAAAGCTAGTAGCAATCAGCAGATATTTTAACAGTCTCAAATTCAAACAACAAGTAGTTGACTGGATGTATGACAATTATCCAGGCACCGACGTGGCCTGGGGCATGGACCGTGACACCATGTTTCGACAAAGTCAAACGCACATTGAGTTTACTCGTGACATGCCAGGCTTTGTCAACGCACTACACACAGACTATCGCAAACTGATTGCCACTGGCATGGTCTACTTCAGCAATCACGACACTGAAGATCTCAGCAGTTATTTCTACAAATCAGAAAACCGAGATGAACCTGTGCGTATGACCACTGAGTTTGGCGACGGTTGGTGGCACCAAAATGGTAATTACACCTGGCACGAAGGATGGAATCGTACTGATCAGGTGCGCTACAGTGGACTTCTAGGGCTTACTATATACACCAGCGACGCACCTGTTTGGCCAGGGCAGAATTAACCTGTTTTTATCTGTCCCAGTAACTGTTTGAGTTTGGCTGTTTGTACATCAGCGGTTACTTTAGGAACGTCACTTGAGTGAACCATTGGTTTTTCCCATGCGTGTGTGCCTGTGGGTTTCTCCCACTTAGTTGGCGAATCTTCCGATGGCGCTACTGTGCTTTTGGCCTTGATTGAATCCATGATACTGGGCTTTACTCCACCACGGAAATTGTCTTGTTCGTCGCCGCCTGCATCGGTAATACGCATAGTGTTAATATCGTATTCAAGATCGATTTTCTGTCCTACACCTGTTGAACTACGACTTTTCATACATTGAATCTGATACTTGCCTCGCTCTTTCATAGCCCGGCTCGTGAAAATACCAAATACATTGTCCGCTGTATTGATCTTACTAATACCACCACTAATATGACTGTGATCAAATTCAATCTCCTCCACAGCTGATCGATTCAATTGCGATGCGGTCACAAGCAATATGCCCAGTTCTTTGGCCAAGTTACGCAGTTCTTCACTCACATACTTGTCTTTGACAAACAGATCGTTGGGACTGACTTTGGCGCTGACAGGCATCAACAAGTCCAAATAGTCAACCATCATGAAGTCAACTCGGTGTCCTGTTTTGATTTGATATTCTTTTAAGAATGCACGAATGTCATTGATGTTGCTTTGTGCTGGCAATGCTTTGACTTGATAGCTACCTGCCTTCTTGCCTACCATTTTGACTTTAAGGGCTGCTGTTGATTTGTCTCGACGAATATCTTTAGTTGACATATCTGTCAACATAGCTGCCGTACGCAGACCAGTGAGTTCCTCACTGAGTTCTAGCGAAACATAAACACCATGCAAGCCCTGTTGTACCCAGTTCAGTGCAATGTTCATCATCACAAGACTCTTGCCTGATCCTGAGCCACCTGCAAAGATGTTGAGTTCGCCGCGACTAAACCCACCATACAGCAGTCTATCCACTTGTGGCCAACCTGTTGATACTTGTCCGCCTGCATCAAAGTACTTGGTAAACATACCCTCAGGATCGGCCCAAAAATCTGTGCCAAGATCCTTGGTTAAAGAAATTTGTACTGCATCTTTAATCAATTTTTCTACAGGCTCAAACTCACCTTTTTCCAACAGATCTGCACTTTTAAGAATTGCACGTTCAAGTTCTTGGCGCTTGGTAAACGCTTCAAACTCAGTCATAAACCAATCATAGTGTCCTTCATTCAAGTCAGGCACTGATTGTAATTTAATTCCTGTGGCCGCTGTGATCTGTGCACGATCAGGCAACGTGCTGTATTTGGCACTGTGTTCTTTGATAAACTCCGCTGCTCGGCGTATGCTTTTATCAAAGTTGTCTGGGTTATAAATGTTCTGCACACGCACATAGCTCTGTGCATCTTCCAACATCATTTCCAGGAACAGGCGCTGTACGTCAACTCCGTAGTCTTTTAACAAGTTGTTTCTTCCTTAATTCTATTTTGATTCTGCTGGTTTCTCTAGCTTGAAGTATAGTTAGCAAAGTTCCAAGTCGTCCATACTTCTTTACTGCATCATTTACATCTTTGCAATCTTCCCAGTTGGGTATGCTTACTGCCCAGCCCAGTTCTACGGCGCGGTCAATCAAGTCCAACCCTGCTTGGTCTTGGTCGGGCACCACAGTGATTTCTCGTCCTAGACCACGGATCATTCTAGCCTGTGCATCACTGATTTCATTGTGCATGACTGCTAGGCCGCCAATACTGAGTGCATCAAATATGCCTTCGGTCACAATCACATGTTGCCAGTCTGGATGCTGTAAGTCAGTGCCGAACACATACCCTGGCTGCACATCAGAAATAAATTTAGGAATCTTGTTGTCAATAAATCTTGAAGTGTAGCCTACAATTTTGTTTTCGTGTGTGAACGGCACAATTACACAAGGTCTGGTCCAGTGAACTCCATCGGTGCGGATAGGAGTCATCATGGGAAAGTCTTCAGGTACACGTCGATCACGAATGTAGTCCCAGTACCTAGGATGTTCCTGTGTGATCAATTCACTGCCCGGTGGCAGCTCACGTTCTTCAAAATCAATGCCTTGTAATACACTGAACACACGTTGTCGGTCTTCTACAATGCCGTAGATACTACGATGGCGTAAACTTTCCAAGTTAGCCAGTTCAATATCTCGTTCAGGCACACCCAGCCAACTCAAGAGCCTACGGGCCTTGAAGCTCACAGAGCGGCCAAGGATAAAGCTGGCGGTGTAGCCGCAATTGAAACAGTGATAGCTCCAGCCTTGTTCGTTTGTTTTGATTCCGCCTCGTTGACGTCGGTCTGGGCTGTTGCCGTTGTGATGACAACATGGAGCGTTGAAACTGACCCACCCACTGGGACTGGCTTTGCGTTTTGCAGGTAGGTATTGAACAATATCAAGCATCTGCTTATTATAGCAGAGTTTGTATCAACGGTACATCAAATTGGTCACTGTACCATTGTTAATGATAACATTGGCCATGAGCGTGTTACCAAAAGTAATAGGCAGATATCCAGAGCCGCCATCGATCACAGTTATTGGCCCACAGGTGCCATCGCTGGCCAAACTAGCCACAGCCCGTGCGCCGGCACCGTTGCCTACAATAACAACATTGGGCGGAGCAACATAGTTGCTGCCTGGGTTGTTGAGAGTAATTCCTGTGACTACTCCGTTGACCACTGTGGCACTGGCCTGCGCACCCCATCCCTGACTTTGGTTAAACGACAAACGAAGCAAGGGGTGGAACCCTGCTACATTAAGATAGACTGTACTGGTCTCGTCAAAATACTGTGTAGAATCTGTAACGTTGTACCAGGGCGACTCGTAGTCTTCGGCTGCTTGCGCTTTGATTGTTCCTGTGAAATGGGTGAGTTCCATTTTAAACGTGGTCAAACTAGCACCCAAGGTAGGTATATGACTGCTGTAAAACTCAGTCTGTTGCAAATAATTCAATGGTTGCGGAGTCAGTGCCCAGTCTGGCCAACCCGAAGGTGGATTTGCTGGCCAGGAAGTAGGACCATAGATAGTGGGTATGGTCAAATTTACACTGTCTTGAAACTGCGGAAACACTGAGTCCACAATGTTGGCATCGCCGCGGGCACCTGAATTGTCATCTACAAACACAGCCTGTACATAGTTTCCAGCTGATCGTTGGATGCTGTAACTGGCCGGTTGTGCCAGCAGGTTAATAGTATCGGTAGTGTTTAACACTACTTTGACACGTCCAGTGCTGGCACTGAGTACTTCCATGTCCTTGGACAGCAACAGTTCATTGCCGTTTTGACCGATTAGACGGAATACAAAATTGCTGCCAGTGATGTTTACTGGCTTTTGATCTTGATTGATGAATTCAAACAAAAGCACGTTGTCCACGCCCTTGTTTATGGTTAAATATTTTGCGTACACTGGGTCATACCTCACAGTAAAGTAACCACCACTGGTGTCAACTAACAAAACTCTGGTTATCTGCTGGTATAAGTAAACGGTGGTTGAATACATGGTGATCCTCAAATAATATTTATGGGCAGTGATATCTTTGCAAAATTGGCTGAAAAATACCCTTTCATAACGCTGTGCGTCTATGCTAACAACGAATACGTAGGGGTAGTACAAAACAGAGACGACTCTGTTACAACAATCTACGACTTTGGGGCTATTGTTAGCCAGCAAGACAAGATGATGTTTCTAGATTTAGCTACTACTTGGTGGTGGGAAAGCAATCGTAGTATACCCATAAACATATTCTTACGCGGAGATTGGGACAGATTCCGACATACCCTACGCACATTCAGTAACAAAGATTTAGAAATTATTCACGGACCTGTTTGCAGTCTCAGCGATATTACCCGTAAAAAGGTCAAACGCAAGAGTATTACCCTGGTCAAACGTCTTGGTTGAGAAGATTCATATGCAGTGCTACCAAGGCTGCGTAACTGATCGCATGTGCCTTTTTGAATGTGTATCCCCGACTAGTATCTCCATCCCACACTGACGCAAACACTTCTGCCCAGGGTTGCCGTTGTAGGTGTGCTTTACCTGGACGAATAATTGATATAAAAGCAGCCAGTCTTGGTATGCTGTCTGGCTTCATTTCTTTTAACAAATCATAGTAATTGCCCACGTGCGCCAACTGGCCGACCCAGTGCGCATCAGTCCACAGTCGACTCCAAGGAGGAGTTGCTGCCAACATAGCTTCATAGTGTTCAGGACTCTGAATCAAGCTGTACACACTCATGTTCAGGAAGTCCAGCTTGAAGTAGCCACGTTGTTCTGCTGTTTCATAATCAATGGCCGCACACTGGTTCACCGGATCTTGCGGAATGTCAGTGACATACACTCCCGAATTGTGCCGTCGCCCATCGCTTTGTCGTGCGGCTGTGTGCTGAATCAAATTCAGCACAGCATTTCGGTCAGCAAAGTCCAAGTCAATATCTGCGCTCATTTTGTATCACACAATGCCATGGCTATCTTTAGTGCATCTTCGGCTCGATCACGTGCCAGCAAAGCATCTGCTACCGTGGGGTGTGTTCGAGCTAACGCTTGCATACGCTCTTCCTCGACCATTTTAGTTTGTGCCCATTGTATAATTTCTCTAGTCTCGTTGTCTAGCTCAATTTGCGGATAACTAGATGTCATGGGCAACCATGAGCTGCCATCATACACTTCAATATTGTTACCGTTGTACCGTACCATGCCGGCACTGGGTCGACTCATGTCTACGTAAGGTGAATTGTACACATTGCCTGCAATGTGTATTCCTTGTCCGCCTGTGATATTTCTAATCATATTACCATCCTGCTTGAGTTAGTATTTCTTGAGCATACAGTTTATCTTTGGGGTGCTCTTTGAATTTCTTTTGCCATACATCAGAATTGATATAGGGCCATACTATTGCCAGTTGTTCTGTGTTGAGCTCACCTAGAAATTTCTGACCAGACTCAGAATTATAAATGGCCCACGGACTGACACGACCGCTTGTTATTGCATAACATATAGCATTGGAATTGCCATAACGCAAACAGTCATGTGCTGGATGCCCTGTTTTCTCGTTCCAGTCCATGCTGTATTCTATTGATCTAGCTAGCGCATCGTCCACTGCTTCAGTTGGCAAGTAATACTGAAGATACTCTGTGTAGATCTGATCGCTGCACCAGCGGTCAATCTTTTTGTTTTGTTTTAATAACCAGTCCATAAAACGCGGCGGGTTGATTACTCGTGTATCTACACAGTAGCGTCCAAATTTTACAAAGGCCTTGTAATAAGCACTGTCAGCAAAGTCATCGAATGTCTTGGCTGCCGAAGGTTGTAGTGTACGATAAAATAGTAAAAATGCATGGAGGCCTAATTGAACTCCACGCTCGCTCTTTTCTAATCTACGTCTCTTGCGTTCACACATGTGCACCAGTACACTGCTTTCGCGTACAAATGTCTTGTTACAAAACTCGCAGACAAATTTATTTTGTGTCTGTTCCATGCTTGCGCAAATACTCATCTAATTCTTTTTTGGTTGTAATGGTAGCCAATAGATCTAGTTCGTCACTTTTGTAATTCGGGAATAGTTCAGCCAGTTGTTTACGAACAGCACCACTACCTTCTTTCTTTTTAGGCGAGATCCAATTGTGTTTGAACGCACCCATGTCAGGACTCACTGTGGTGGCCATGAGCCATTGCAATTTTTTATGGCGTGTGGAGTTGAAACTAAAAAAGTGTTTGTTCAGTCTTTCGTTGGTTGAAATCACATAGAACTCCTGTAAGTCACGCGATCCTTCCACGCAACTTCCCCAACGGATCATCAGGAACGGAGCAAACTTTTTGCGTTCTTCATCTGTAAGCTCGTCGTAGAAGTCTCGATTCTTGCGATCAAATTGTCGCATCTCGTTGGCAATGTTTAGTTTGTCACTCATGGGGTTTTCTTTAAATTATACAACACAAACAACTGATCCAGCAACTCACGCATAGCCGGATCTGTTTCGCACATGGTCAGAACATGGTTTATTTCGCTGCGATATCCTCGCATGGCTAGGCCTGAATCGTTGTTGTCGGCCCACCCTACCATTCGTCGCTTGGTTTCGCCAAACTTACGAGCATAGATTCGATTGTCCACTCGCTCGTAGATGTAAGTTGCACCAGGAGTTAGATTGCCCATTAGTGATTCCGTTTGCCATCAAACACACAGTTGAATATCAAGTTCTGTTCGCCGTCGTTGATTACTCTATGAAATGCGCCATCGGGAATCAGGATAATGTCGCCGGCATTGACTCTGAACTTTTGTTCATTTACTATCATCATACCTGTGCCTTTTACAAAGAAGTAAACTTCTTCTTGTCCCTCATGACTATGGCCACGTGTGGCCTGTCCTCGATACAGTTTGGTTGAACTCAGCACAAGATTGTTCAAGGTCTTGTTGTCTTTCAACAAGTAGGTTTCGTTGTCTTTGACTATTTCTCCACCAACGTCGTTCACAGTATATTTCAAGTTCATAAGATCACCATGCTTTGTTGTAGTCTACAATTTCGCAGTTGCGACTGACGTCTTTGACAAAGTAAACGCATTCAGGATTGTCGCCGTCAGTAATTGGCACCGCTAACAATTGTCCATTTTTTAACTTTGGTGCATACCAAGACACTTCGTGATAGACATCTAAGATTTCAATGTCAGGAAAACTAGGTCTAAAACTACTAAGTGGGTTGAATTGGAATACCTTGAACCCACGGTCATTGATTGAAGTTAATGGTAACACTTCAAGATCACCCATGTCGGGTTCTCCTATCAGGACCTGCCAGTCCATGGGCATACGAATAGTATGTTCTCCAATGCGTAACACCAGAGCTGGCGAATTAAAACTTTCTAAAAATATTAGAGGAATAAAATAATAGTCTGGTTCAGCAGGATTAGAGTTGTCTAATATGCTGAAACGCATGTCGTCTATTTCTTCAGGAAGATGATCTAGATCGTAGGTTTGATTGTCAAGTGTAAGAATTCTCATATCATTATTTTACAGGTTCCTATACATAAAGTCAACTATATAGTATAGTATGATTACCAAAACATCAATTTATTATCAAGAAGATCTTGCACCAGCATTTGAATTGTCACCGTTTTTATCGCATGGCACCTGCACAGTATGCAACAAAAACACAGAGTTTGCAATTGACTCTGATTATCCTGACTTGTTTATGACCTACCGGGAAAGTGCTAGATGTGTGCAATGCAATCTAATAGCCAGACAACGTGTGGTCATGACTGCTGTAAAACTTTTTGCTCAGCCTGGAAATGTTGTTTACTTACAAGAACAAGTGACCAGCAGCTATGAATGGGCGGTAAAAAATCTCACTGAGTGTACTGTAATTGGCAGCGAGTATGTGCCCAATGGCGGTCCGCCTGACATACGCCACGAGAATGTCGAAAGTTTGTCATTTGCTGATGCTAGCACGGATATTATTGTGAGTCAAGATGTATTCGAACATGTGGCCAATCCCTGGCAAGGGTTTGCTGAATGTTATAGAGTGCTTATTCCTGGTGGCCGTATGTTTATGACCATTCCCTTTGCCGGCGATCCTGCTCATCTTACTGTTGATCGTGTGAAACAAGGACTACCTGATCGTTATCACGGCAATCCACTCAACGACCAAGGTAGTCTAGTGTATTCAGATTTTGGCTGGGATCTAGTGAGACGACTAAAAAAAATCGGCTTTGCAGTAGAAATGTCTGTGTATCGTTGTAGTGAACTGGGCTGGGCTAGTCCTATACTGCTGTTCGAGTTGATCAAGCCAGTTTCATCCAATCCAGTCGTTCCTGTGTGAAAGGATAATTGGCTTCTTTGTAGTAGGCTTTGCGCTTGGTCAAGTGGCGTTTAGCAAACTTGCAAGTGCTAGTTACATCCCAGATCTCCACATGATCTTTATCTTCCGCCTTACGTATGCCACGGCCAATCGACTGAATGACTCTAGTAAAACTCTTACCAGACTCAACCATAACCAAATTAAAAATACGGGGGATGTTAATACCAACAGCAGCCACCCCATATGTTGCCACAATGATTTTATCTGTTGCTTCAGCCACTTCATCATATTCGCTTTGTCTATCTTTGGATTTTGTTGCGCCCGACACAAACACCGCCCGGTCCCCTAGTCTTTCAACCAAGGCATGTCCAGCAGCCACACGATCCACCAGCACCAAGGTATTGCCTGTTTCGTTTACTTGACGGACCAATGCCGCTATAGCATCCAGTCGGCCTGACTCTTCCAGCAAATACTTTAGTTCTTTTTGATAGTCTGCAAACTCCACATGATCCATTAGTTGCACAATGTTGACGTGACACTGCGCTAACACTCCTTGCTGTTGTAATTCGTTGGCCGACAGTCTACCTATCACAGGACCCAAGCTAACCAACAGTGCTTGGCTTTCGAACTTTTCTTTTGGCACAGTACCTGTTAAACCCCAACGAATTGGCACTTGCGCCATTACACTGGTCAGCAGGGTTTTTAATGCATCTGCTTTGGCCATGTGTACTTCATCTACCATGACACATACCACACCCTCAATAAAATCCTGTATGGTGCAATCGCCTACACCGGCTTTGGTGTTCTTCAACAGCACATTGAGACTTTGCCAGGTACATATGGTATGTGTACGACCCCACTCTTTGCGATCACCAAAATATACACCAACATCCAGGCCCAAGTTTACATAATCCCGTTCAGTCTGGCGCACAAGATCTTTGTTGGGCACAATAACAATTGATCTACCATGTGCTTCCACTGCGGCACTCAGCGTAGCAGTCATAATTGTTTTGCCGGCGCCTGTGGCCACTTCTTGTATGCACTGCGGATTTTGTAGGAAGTTATTGATGATTTCAACTTGATAATCACGCAACATCACAGGCTGCCCCTCAGCAGGATGTCCTTTGGGCCAGGTCTTGTGAGCCCAGGTAAGCTCTTCCACTACATTAAAATCAAATGTATTAGAATATGTACGTTGGTCATCTAGCTCGATATCGTAGTCGTACTGTTCTAAAATAGGAATGATTTCGGGCAGTAAGTTTGTGTATGTAGATCCACCTAGTTGGAAGTAACTGACTTTGCCGTCCCATCGTCCTAGGCGTACTGCTGGAAGATACCTTGCATAAGGCACATCATATTTGAAGGTGTTTACTAATTTCTTACGACAGTCTAGATCCAGACCTTCAATCTTGATGTTGACTTCGTCACGTATTTGTATTGTGCATTGTTTCATTCTAATGTTACTTTTGTTACATGCTGGCGCTGGGCAATTTCGGCTAGTAAGGTACTGCGTGACACCGTCTCGACCAGCTGGGCAAGAGGGAAACGCAATGGTAGTGCTCTTGTATTATACACGTTTTCTATGCCACGAGCAAGGAAAAATTCTTGGTGTTCCTGTATGTATTTTGCCATGCTGGGTGTTTTAGACTCTAGGTCTTGATTGTAAAATGCCACATTGAAATCGGCACTGTAGTGATCAAATGGACGGAACGCATCGTCGCCAATGTATTGGTCATTGTCGTGCGCAAGGTCTTCTACAGTCTTGCCTATCTCAGCATAGTTCAAATACACAGTGCCAAATCGTATTTTCATTGTGCCATGTTGTCGTTGTAGCACAGGATCCAATTGTTGTGTCTTGGGCATGCCGTACCAGGTACACACAAACCTATGTGGGTTAGTACCCAGTACACTTTCACATCTATGCACTGCTATGTTTAAAGAAGCCAAGGCCTCACGAACTGGCACTGGCGCACGATGCCAGAATCTTGTGTTTTGTTGATCTAACAGTCCGTGATACTGCTCAAAGATATTGTGCAGATAGTTCAAACAATTTTGATCAAATGTAAATGGATGCCGTATGATGTACTCATAGGAGTTTATGGTTTCAATGCATTGTTTAATCATGTCAATAGCACGGGCAGTTTCCTCTGCAGGAGTGCCGAATCCATAAAATCTATCTGGATGATCTAGAGGCCACGCATCGCGCTGACTCATACGTTCTAGCCATAGCTCAGTTATGGGATTGGCTAGCAGTTGGAATCGTAGTGTTAAAGGGGAGTCATGGCCTAACTCAATAAGCAAGTGTTGAGGCATATACAAGTATATAGCACAATACAATTGAAGTCAAAAAAGCAGGTACCTTTTTAGGGGTACCTGCTGTAAAGCCTGGGCCGGAGCCAACCGTATAGTGCCCAGGAAAAAAGGAAATGAACTACCTCACCACTACCACTTGAAAACCTTGTTGCTGTTGTTCGTCTGCTTCATCTTTGGTATCCACAGCAAACAAAAACAACTCACCATCATAAATTTTGTACATAGTGTTCCTTAAAAAATAGCATTTGCGGCTGCCGCGGCATTCCAGGCGCTGAACACAATGTTCATCCAGCCCAACCCGTTGTGACCTGCTTCAAAATCTCGTTTGGCCCATTTAAGCATGAGCCAGGCAAGAAAAATATTTAAAATAGTCCAACCACTCATGCTATCACCGCAATCAAAAATATAAACAAAGCCACAACAGGGTGTCCAAACAACAAGGCCATCATGGCAAGTATAGTGCCAAAGAAAGCCTTGTCGGAGCCCATTAAGCTGCCTTCATGCAAGTTGTCTCTGACATGCGCTTCCAGTTGTTAGGGAAGCTCTTGCGCAGGTCTGCAATCTTGAGCGCCATGCGCAAGGATACCTCACGCAACCGATCTTTGTTGGCATGCATAAAGTCAATAATGTCGTCTTGTGCATACTCGTTAAAGTCGTAGTCGGCAAACAACACACCGTCTTTGGCAATCTGTTTGATACGCAAGAGCTTGTCACGCATGGTGTCCAAGGTCAAGTCCAGATAGTGGCAACGACTTTGCAAGGCGTCCAAGTGGTCACGCAATTTTTGCGACTTCATCTTGTCGAACTTCAAGTTAGTGATGAAGATAACGCTACCTTTGAACTCAAAGCGGTCTGGGATACCCTCACGGCGCAGGGCACTGCTCTCTGACAACCAGCTAATAGTACGCTTCTTACCTGAGTCCAAGGCACCCTTGAGCAAGTTAAGAGCAACGTCATCCAACAAGATGCTGTCACAGTCGTCAAACACAACCACACAATTGGCGTCACTGTACTTGTACAGAGTCTGGTACAGACCAATGGGGGTTGCTGAGCCTTTGACTACCTCAGCACGGAGGCGCTTGCCTGCCAGCTTGTCAAACATTGTGGCCTTGTCAATTTCTTGCTCAACGCCAAAGCTCTTGCCCACGCCAGGAGGGCCGCTCACAATCATAGCACGGATGTCACCACTCACTGTGGCCTTTGTCATCTCGTGCAGGATGTCAAAACGCTCACGGATACGATCCATGGCCTCGTCGTCTGTCTCGACTACTGTGGGCTTCTCAAAATGTACTGTATTGTCTTGCATGGCATCTCCTGTTACATATTCAAAATCTTGGATGGAATCTACTTTGATACGCACGGTATCTGGGCAGTTGGGGAAGTTACCATCATTCTTGACAGTAACATAATTGCCTTTGGCGCCTGAGGCATAGCCTGACACCAAAGTAAAAGCAATATTGCGGACGGGCTTGTTACGATACTTACCCTTAATGATACGAATGGCACTCATGGTTGGCTCCTTGTTGTGCGTTAAAATTAAATTATAGCAGATGTTGAATTAAGCGTCAACCTTGACAGCCTCAATTCCAAACTGTTCGAGCAACACGGCTCGGCAGGCATCTACGGTGCGTTTAGTTACCACTACCTTGCCGCCCATGAATCCCACATAGAGATTTCGGTGTGTTACAAACTTGATCTCACCATCGGCACCTGTGTGCTTTTGACGAGCGGCAGGTTTGGCTGTCGCTGTCTTGGCAGGTGCCTTTGCAGGCTTTTCTGCTTTGGCAGGCACTGCCGCAGGCACTGGTGCTACCAGCTTAGGTGCGGCATTGACAGACCCATGCTTCTTGTCATACTTGGCAATCTGCTCTGGAGTCATGCCCCAAGTGGCTAACAGACGTTTGACTTCTGTACCGGGCAGTTGATTCCAGTGGATGATTTTGTCGGTCCAGTTCTGCATTGTGGCTCCTTTTAGTTACTATACAAGTATTATAACAAATTGGCAATTATTGGTCAACCGTTTTACGCAGAAGCAAACAACTTGCCCATTTCGCGGAAAACTACACGGCTTGCACGAAGCTGGTCAAATGTGAGATCGTCCTCACCGCTGTCTTGCATCTGTTGCAGGGTTTCCAGCAGTCCGGGCAAGGCCCAATCTTTTTGGTATTGCTGGACAACTTGCATGGCTTGTTCGAAGTTCATTTGTGGCTCCTTTGTTTCTTACTATGCTTATATTATAGCAAAATGGGAATATTCGGTCAACCAGCTAAAACTGCTGAAATTTTCAGCAGTTTTTGTGGTATTTTTGCAACATTTAGCCGTTGCGACGGGCTAACAGACGTACAAAGTCTTGTTGCAATTCTGCAACATCTTCGTTTGACACATAGAAGTCAGTGGTAGGATCGTAGTACTCGCCTGCTTTGGGATCGTAGTACAGAACCTGACCGTTGGGGTAGTGGAAAGGACCTTCTAAGCCCTTGCGTGGACCGTATTCCTTGTTGTGCTTGAAAACGATGTAGCTCATGGTGGCTCCTTTGTTGCTATGTTGTTATTATAGCAAATTGGGTATTTTGGGTCAACCTTTTATTGCCACAGATCTTGTACTACTTTTTCGTTAATTTCGTGCGGTTTTGGGTGCCCGTGAAAAACTAATACTGAAGTACGCGGGTCAATGTTGATGCCTGCGCCCGGTATCTTGTGACGACGCCGAGGAAAATCATACCCGCCGTCCACACACTGCCAGCGCCAACTTTGAAACTGCCAGTCTGGCATGAGTCTGTAGCGGTTAACTCCCAGTTGATGTTGTATGTAATCTTGATCACCTGGGTAGCGGCGCATAGTGGTAGCCAAGTCTTTGGTGTTGAATTCGTCCCATAACCAGCTTACATTGGGCACATTAAACCACATCACACTGCTGTTAAGTCCTTGTTTGGTTGGCGTTTGCAAATAACGAAAATCTCTAATAGCCCAGAGATAATTGAGATCTAATTTTGTGATCCAATCAATTTCACGCACAATCACAGTGTCAAGATCAAAGTACAGTAAATTGCCATTGAACAAATCTCGGTTGAACAACTGTAGCTTGTACCACCACGATTTCTTGGGCCCTGATACTCCGGGCCATTCTTCCAGGCAGTGCTTGACCATGTGCGGCGGAACTGATCTATGATGTTCAGTATACACATGTAATCTAATACCGCCAGGACGCACACGCTCCAACATGTTGTGCAGTTTTTCAACATACTGCCAATCATATCCTGTGCCGTGTATCACACAAGCACAGTCAATTATGTCGTCAGTGCGCTCTCTAATCTTTTTAACCATAGGCCTCTTTCTATTTCTTCCACAGTGTATTCAGTGTGACATATTTCAGTCAGCCACTGATCACGATCCACTGTGTAGGGCTGTTCAATATTGTCCAGGCTCACGCCCACTGGATAAGCCAAACTGGTACTGTCGACCACGGGACGAACTCCAGCAATAGCGGCTTGTACGCCAGGTCCTGAATTGTAATTGACCACAGCATGACAATCAAAATGCATGTCAAAGCTGTCATAGGTATTTGCAATCTTTTGCGGATGTTCTATGTTCACACCTGGTGGTAATGGGAACAAAGGTGTACGACAACGTGGGTGCGGTCTTATTAAGATAGGACGATCTGTGTGGGTGCGCAATTTGGTTAGGGTATTGCGCACCCATTCAGTCATGTTGGTAATGTGTTCAACCTGCAGGCTGCGAGCATGCTGCATGGCCAAGATCACATGCGGCCGGGGTTTTATTTTTTGTGCCAGACTGATCTTTAATCGTTGCGGTCTGCCCCAGTCTAGATTTTCTGTGTGCCCATAATAACCCTGTGCAGTGATATTGTTCACTGCAATTTTCCAAGTGTTGCCACGATACAGTGCGCCAATTTCCACAATGATTACAGGTTTGTTTTCCCTGCGGTAGTGTTCGTATACTTCACGATTTTTGCTCATGCGTCCGTGGAACAACGCCGACCAAATAATGACTGCGTCACTGTGCATGCTATTTTCTTGTGTTTGAATTCCACGTGCCTGTAGACTGTCTAACACAGCACTCATGACTGGTCCAGAATTAAGAGCACACTGCAAAGGAAAATAGGCTATGTTTTTGATCATAAGTATCAACAATGAAATACACAGTAGTTACCACATTTAATGCAGCCGGCTACGAGAAGTATGGACGCAGAATGATCCAGACCTTTTTGCAAACCTGGCCAACCACAGTAGAATTACAGGTCTACGCCGAAGGCTGCACAGTCACAGAGTCTGCGCCCAATTTGCGAGTGTTTGATCTAGAAGCTGCCAGTGCTGAATTAGTGGCATTCAAGACTCGTTGGCGTGGTGTGCCCAAGGCCAATGGCGATGTGTCAGCAGATCCTGTGCGTGCCAAAAGAAAAGATTCAGGCAAAGGATTTAAATGGGACGCTGTGCGTTTTGCACACAAGGTCTATGCTATATTTGCCGCTGCTCGAACCACACACGACTGGTTGATTTGGATGGATGCGGACATGGTATGTCACAGCAACATCACTGAACAGCGCATTGCACAACTGTGTCCAGATGATCGTGAACTTTGCTTTTTGGGGCGACGTGGCAAATTCAGCGAGTGCGGGCTGTATGCTATCAATCTTGCCAGTCAGAATGGGCAGCGTTTTGTGCAACGTTTTCAAGAAGCCTACGATCATGACAGAATATTCTACTATGCAGAATGGCACGACAGTTATGTATTTGACGAAATAAGAAAAATAGTGGCTTGTGCTGAATTAGATTGGAGCAGCCATTTGATCACAGGCGAAGGCCATCCCTTGATCAATTCAGAGTGGGGTGCTTACTTGGACCATTTAAAAGGTGCTAGAAAAAACACAGGGCGCAGCCTGGCCACTGATTTAAAAGTGCAACGTCAAGAACAATATTGGTCATGATATTTCTCAATAAAAACAGCAACGACGAATATGTAGAAATGTTTGCCCGCGGCTGTGGTGCCAAGCCTACTGCACTGGAAACCTGGCGCTACGAAGATAGCACAGATCCTTTGCTGATTCGTGGCATAATGAAGCACAAAATAATCAAACGCTGTTGGACAGATCGCAGAGAATTTCTGTACATGGATTCTGGATACTTTGGCAACAGAGTCAGCAGACAAAATCCCAACGGTTGGAAACTGTGGCATAGAATTGTGCCCAACAATTTGCAACACGGAGATATTGTTGCTCGACCTGCTGATCGCTGGGAACAGCATGGGATTGAACTCAAGCCCTGGCAGTCAGGGCGTAAAATATTGATTGCAGCGCCAGACGAAAAGCCCTGCAAGTTTTATGGAATAGAACTAGAAGAGTGGCTAGCAAACACAGTGGCCGCCATCAAGCGCCACACAGACCGTCCTGTGGAAATACGTCAGCGCACAAAAAATCGACAGGCCAGAGTGGCCAATGCATTTGAACATGCACTAGCAGATGTACACGCTGTAGTCACATTCAACAGCATAGCAGCCACAGAAGCCATAATACAAGGTGTTCCTGCATTTGTGTTGGCACCCAGTAATGCTGCCCTGCCTGTGGCCAGCACAGATTTAAGCACAATAGATAACCCACGACTAGCAGATAGATCAACAGTTGAGGCCTGGGCACATCATTTGGCTTATGGACAGTTTCATATTAGCGAGCTCCAATCCGGGCTTGCAAAGGAGATATTAAATGTATGAATTTCAAGGTTGGTGGTTTCCAGACATGGAAGACCATTTCCCAAAAATGATCAACAAAAGCATCAGCAAAGGTGGTCCTGCTGAATATCAATATCAGGTACGCGACCGTAGCTTGCGCTATGTTAAAAACAATCGCGTGGCCCTGGACATTGGCGCCAACGTAGGCTTGTGGAGCCGCAGCCTGGTCAAACACTTTGATCAAGTCATAGCCTTTGAACCTGTGGCTATGTTTCGGGACTGCTTGAGCAAAAACGTTGTAGCAGAGAACCTGACTGTGCGCACAGAAGCACTAGGCGATCGCGACCAACAAGTCACAATGGTGCTAACTGAAGGCAACACAGGACACACTCACATTGATCCCAATGCACAAGGCGGCGAAACCACTGTGATACGCCTGGATAACTTGAAGTTAGAAAAAGTGGACTACATCAAAATTGACTGCGAAGGTTACGAGTATCGTGTGTTGTATGGTGCGCAGGACACAATTCGTCGTTGCAGACCCATTGTTGTTGTGGAACAAAAGCCGCACGAAATGTATACCAAGGACTACGGACAACACGCTGCCATAGGCTTGTTGCAAGACTGGGGCATGGTTCGACTGGATCAAGTAAAAGATGATTGGATCATGGGATGGCAATAATAGATCAAGCATACCAGCAACAGCTGGATCAACTGCACAAAGGTGGCAAGTTCGACAATGGCTACAAAAGCTATCCTATTGTCAAAGACTTTTTAACACAATATCAACCCACCAGCTTGCTGGATTTTGGCTGCGGACAAGGTGGCTTGATTCGTGCCATACAAGAACAACATCCTAGCATATTCTGTGAAGGCTATGATCCGGGCAATCATCAGTTCCGTCAGTTGCCCAAACGCAGTTATGACGCTGTGATTAGCACAGATGCAATAGAGCACATTGAACCTGCGTACTTGGACGAAACACTACGCATCATTGACAGCAAAATTCAACGCTGTGGCTGTTTTAGAATTGCCTGCTATCCTGCCAAGAAAAACTTGCCGGATGGGCGTAATGCACATTTGATTGTAGAACTTCCTGAATGGTGGCGTGACAAAATATTGTCTACAATGAATGTGGATATTGTGTGGGAAAAGATCAAAGTAGTAGACAAAACTGCAACGTGGCCGCACGTGAAAGGCCACAACTATGATGTAATTGTTCAGCGCAAGTAAGGCAAGAACTTTTGATAGATGCGCCCTTCTCTCGCATCTTGATCACTCCAGTGTGCAGCCGCTAGGTCATTGATCCATTGGCTGCGATCAAACTGTTGTGGTTGTTCGATTCGAGTGATATCTTTGTTGGCCACTGCCCAACTCACACAGCTGGAATCATCAGCAAACACAGGAACTCCAGAACATGCTGCTGCCACGCTGGCGCTGCTGTTGAAAAACACTGCGGCATGAGCATTTGCTAGATTGTCCAACAGTGTGCTGGTTCTTGGGTCAACTACTGTAATGCCAAGATTCACATGGTGTCGTGATTGATACTTCACAAAGTCTCTAGCTTCATAAGAACCCGGATGTGGTCTGATCAATATTGGCCTTTTGCTGTATTGGCGTATTTGCCCAATTTTTTGTTCCAGCCAAACCAAAGGATCCAGTGTTTTCATTGCGAATCCGCCATCTCGTTGCATGCACACCAGCACATGCCCACGTTTGCTACCGGTATAGGGCAAGAGATCCACATTCAGGCTGGCACGTATTTCGTTCCATTTGTCCGGCGTGCTGTTGCGATTGGCATATTCTGCTTTGTCGTAGAACGGTCCGCCGAGACTGTATCGCAAATAGGTGCCAGTGTTGTCCAGGTACTTGAAACAGCTGGCATCTATGCACATGGTGTGGCTGCCACGACGAGCCTGTTCAGCAATGATTTGTTTGCGCAAGGTAATGTTGGGTCCACCAGTGTTGGTTGTTGCCCACCCCAGGATCACTGCCAGTTTAGCAGGGCGATATTGACAGTCCCATTCCACCCGCACAGGATCGCCTGACTGTTTTACACCTTCAGCAAAGCTCTCCAAACACTGTATCTTCCTGGCATGCTTGCGAGGGTTAGCTACAGAACTAACATACACTACAACATCATTGGCCATTGAGAATCCGCCATGCTGTGCCATCACGCATTTCGGGTTCTGTAAACTGACAATAGGCCAGGTGTGCAGCCCAAAGATTTACTTCGTCCAAAGTTGGAATGTATGGCTTTTCTATTTCTGACAATTGTTTACTGCACAACGGAGCGGCTGCATTGGGTCCCAGTGTAATAGCAGGTTTGCCCAGCAACAGTGCTTCAGTGGCCGCAATACTTGAAAATGTAACCAAACAATGTACGTCCTGCTCTAACGCCATGGCCATAGTATCGGTGCTCTGTCGCACACTACGGCTTTGCTTTTCACGCACAACAATAGGACGATCAGTATGTTTTTTAATTTCTGCTTGTGTGTCTATTAACCACTGCTCAAGATTGATGTTGTAGAGATTCAGCAACTTTTGACTAGGCGGGGCTAGCAGAATGTTGGTGCCTCGACGAAACTTGATGGGTTGTACGCCAGTGGCTTCTAGTCTGTCCCTGGGCCTATCAATAATAGGGCCAAAATACTGTACATCGTTTTTGGTAATACGGTGAAAGGTTTTCTTTTTTCCGTTGCCAAAATAGCCTGTGTCCATGTAGTAGAAGTCCCGACCACTGGTACGGCATGCAGCTATCTCTTTGCGCTTGGTAATACCGCGCAGTATCACAGGAGTCATTGCTTGTTCTTCTCGACTCCAGGTACTGATGCGGCCACCAGACCCTTGAATAAAACTTTGTAAGATAGGATCGTACATGTGACCTTTTTCTGAAAATTTAAAATCTTTGCCATCGCTAGCAACTGCGGCACAAGCCCCGGTATTGAGTGCAGCTATTCTAGCGGCAATGTCTTCTACACTTTGTCCGTAGTACTCACCAGAAGGGTCCACTCTGTATTTTAATATGTCACGGAAGATAGCGGCTATCTCGGGTGTTACCATGTCTAGTTCATGGCGGGTCAAGGGCACTAGATCATCGTTTTCTTCACTCATAATCTTTGCTGGCAATATTCAGTAAGTATTCGTTCTCTGTGCCACTCGTTGCCTTGTGGAGTATCAGCAAACTCCTGAAAGCATGGCGTGCCAAGTGTGTAGTGCAGTAACTTGGCGTCGGCATTTGGCCCGTATTCATCAGGCAACCAGTTCCATTCAGGTGGGAGTTCGCCCACACGCTCATCATCCAGCCAAGTAAACCTGTGTAGTTCAGCACCGGTTGCTTTTTGCACAAACTCGGGAGTGAGTTTGCGATTGGGAAAACTGTTGCAGTTCCAGAGTATGACACTTGACCAGTTCTTGCGTGGATAATCTTCGTTCTTGGACCCTAGATACTTCTCAGTCATTCGAGTTTTGTAGTCATGCTTGACCACCATGACATCATTATAGGGATTTTGCAAGTCCCATAATTCAGCAATGTCCCCACGTACAATCATGTCGCCGTCTATAAAGATAGCCCATCCTGTGTACTCCATCAAGTGAGGCACCAAGAAACGTGTGTAGATAAAATGATTTGAGCCGTCTGTGTGCGTTTCTGAATAGTCCCGAAACAGATTAAGTGCCACAGGCACAATAGCAACAGGTCTAGAACTGTTGCGAATGATTGAATTCACACAGGTATGATATGCTATGGCTTCTCTAGGATCATATCCTACAAATACAGGAATAGCTTTCATTTACGCTCAATGTCCTCTTCCACACAATCTTCGCCGTACTGAATTTCAATTAACTTGAGTGGTTGATTGGTTTCATTGCACAACTGATGCCACTCACCAAGTTTGATCCAGGTGTGTTGGTGTCGCGCTGGACTAGCCATCAAGTCATAATCAGTGCTGTGTGGATCCACTGTGTATACTGTGGCTTCACCTTCAGCAACAAACCAAAACTCTGCACGTTTTTCGTGCCGTTGCATGCTCAAGCATGTCTTGGGATTTACTGTGAGTTCTTTGAGTTTGGTGTTGGCACCCACTTCGTGTAACACTCGATAGTAACCCCAAGTGCGTTCAGTGCGCGGTTTCTTCCAGTCCTCAAGAATCCAGCTGGAGCTGTTCTTCTTGTCATGTCCCCCAACACCAAACACAAACTCAACGTCGGGCACTGACATTTCAGGAATGTTTTCCTGTGTGCGATCTCCGCCGTTGGCAAAAATGATTTCAGCATTGGGATGTCGTGCTTTTACCATACGGATAGCATCACAACTGGACCCATCGTCGTCGTTGTAAACCACAACTTCGTCAACCACTGCAAGATTGCCAACAATGGCCATGCGCTCTTGCAAAGGCATGAAAGGCCTACCTTTTTTACGGGTAAGCCATTCATCAGAGTTAAGTCCTACTATCAGTCTATCACCCAGTGTTCGGGCAGCTTTGAAATAGGCAATGTGTCCAGAGTGCAGGGGATCAAATCCCCCAGTAACTATAACAATTTTCATATTGCTATTTACTGGCAGTGCTGTTACACGGTAATATCTTCCATGCCAGCTGTGCGTAATCTAGTGATATGACCCAGCTGCCATTGCTTGGTTTCTAGGCCTTTCATGATACCCAACCAGCGGTTACGCAATAACGCCACTTCGTTGATAATGGTTTCAAAATCAACCACTTCGTCTTCGCCATCAGCATACTTTTCAGCATCTCGACTAGTTAATGCTCTAGCATAGCTTTCAAGGTACTTTTGAAAATGTTTACGACGAATTTTGCGCAGTTGTATGTTGAGATAATTTAGCACAGCCTCAATTTCTTGTAGTTGGTTAAATCTGTGCTCCGTATGTCCCGGTAGTTCTTTAAGAGCACGTTCAACTAACCCACCAATTCTACAATCGCGTTTGGCATCTTCTAGCTCACGTTCATAGTGAGCAATAAAATCAGGAATCGCCCCAAGATCAGCAACAACTTTACTGTACCACATTATATGTTTTTCTCATTGAAATATTGATTTATTTCTGGCCAAAGCTTTTTCCAATCAGTGCCGCGCCGTTGATCAATTGTGTCTAATGTTTGTTTTAGCATGTGCAATCGATCAATTTCGACAGTACCAGCAGCCGCAAGAGCTGCAATACCTTCCAGACGTTTTCGAGACTCAATGTCCCAGTCTGTAGCAATAGGAAATTCAGTTATCAGTTGATCAAACTGATGTTGAAAAAACTCACCACCAAAAATTTGAGGATGATATATTTTCTCAAGTCCGCTGTCAACCAAGTGATAATCCTGCAGAATTTTAGGATTGATTTTTTTATACTCTGCAATTCTTTGTTGCAGATCAATAGCAGTTTTCATTGTTAATGAGGTTATTACTTGATGTACTGACAATGCCATCCACCGATGCTGCATTAACGATTCAAAATTGCGCTGCCAATTTTGTAAATTCAACCCATAGCGAACAAACTCTGCTTGATCGCCCCAGCAGTCTAAACTAGCAGACACATGAACTTGTTTGATTTTTCTTTTAACTGTGAGATCTCGACCAGCATCAATAAACCGTTGCAGGGTTTCTGCATTGCAGTTGAGATTTGTGTTTATTGCAAGCTCAAGATTTTTATTGTCAAGGCTGTATAAGATCTCTAAGATTTGCCAGAATTCATTTTGCAACAAAGGCTCGCCACCGAGTATACTGAGCCTTGACAACTTTGATCCATTGTTTTTTAACCAATCAAGATATAGTGAAAAAAGCTGATCACGATCTGGAGATTTATTCACAGATTCTATGCCCAACGGGTATGGTCCAAACTTTTTAAGTTCTTGGTTTAACTTGGAACTAAACACTGGCAAACAATATACACATGCTAGATCGCAGGTATTGTTTAGATAAATTTCGCTGATGCGAGGTGTAACATCTAGGTTATCAGTAGCAAAATCAACAGGGGTCAATCCTGAAATTTGATTGTGGTGCAGGCGGTCGCTAACGCCGCCTGCTTGCTCTATGTCTTGGCAGTATTCACAACCGCGTCCCGACGGCCATTTGCCTTGCAGCATAAGGCGTCGATCATCAAGAACTTCAGGAGTATTGTGAAATGAATCAAAAGTTTCTGGGGTCACTTCGACAGGAGAAACTCTATGACAACTTGACGACTTGCCATTGTAGAGTCTTAGAGTATTCCAACCCCATTTAAGCACACATGCAGATGCATTGTGAATAGGAAAAACGCTGTTATTCCCATTCTTCGTCATTGTATTCACTGTCTTCGTCGTACTCTTCTTCTTGTTCGTAGTCCTTGTCGTTGTCAAGGTAACTAGTGAGAGCACGTTTAACATCCGAATCGTGTTTGAAGACATCTCGAATGTCTTCGGGATCTTCGTCGTTGTCAATGAGAATCGATACCAACGTTTCCGCGGCTTCTGTTCTATCAACGGTGTTAACGTAGCGTTTTAGCTCACCCCAAATTTCGCTAGCGATATGTGAATGCATTAGACCTCCTCGTTGTCAGCTTCGCTGGTACTTACCTTGTCTGCTTGATTGGCAAAATCTGCCATGATCTTGTCAAGACAACCGTCTTCGTTGGCTTCCCAAGCTTTACGGAACTGTTTGATAATTTCACCGTCTGATGTAACAAACATCAATCGGTTACCGTCTTTTTTCAGCATGCCTTTCTTTTCAGCCAAGTCAACAAGACCACTGTAAGGGCTCATGCCTTGTTCATAAGGAATTTTAACTTGCACACCTTCAAATGGTTTGGCATAGCGAGTTTTCATAACCTTGCATGCACTTCGAATGCCCATGACGTCTGTGACTTTGTTGCCATCCTCATCTTCTTTGAGTTTGAGTTTGCGCATGGCCACAACAATTGAGCTAGCGTAAATGAAACCTTGACCGCCTGAGATTTTGTCGTCTGGGTCAAACATGTCTTGTGAAGCGTATGTATGATTAGTACATACCAAGCCAACGTTGTAGCTACCGAACATATTGACACAATTGCGAACCAAGGCTGTGAGTGCTTTGGGCTTGCGACCTAAGTCACCTTTCATTTCGCCTGCTTCAAACTGATTAACGTCTGTGGGAGTCAACAACATACCCAGGCTGTCGATTACAAACATGACTTTAGGGCGCTCACCGTCGGGCAGAGCCTTGTAATCACTCATGAATGTAGCAATGGTCTTGGCCACATCATCGATCATGGCCATACTCAGCTTCAGCAATTTGCTTTCGTCTGTGCTTACACCAAGTGCGTGTAGCCAGGCTTCGTCAAGAGCGTTTTCTGAGTCAATCAGCACAACATAGATGCCTTGTTCTTGTGCGTGTTTGATAATGTTGCCTGAGCAGATGTAACTTTTACCTGCGCCGGATTCTCCAGCAAACACAGTAACCTTGCCTAGTGGAACGCCTTTGTTGAAGTCTCCACTGATTAGATAATTCAGTGCATAGTTGCCTGTTGAGATCCAATCTGTAGGATCATTAAAGCCGATACTAAGGCCGTCAATGCTCTTAGTGATTTCCTTGCGGAATTTTGAAATGTCAAATGGTTTACCCATGATCAATCCTTAAACAATTTTATATAATCTACTGTATTAGTAGGAAAGAATTTTAATCTGCGCGGTTGCTCATAAAATCTTTTATTGGTTTTTTGCATTACCAACATATGACACATCGCTGTTTCAAAAAAATCAAGATCAACTGCGTATTCCTTTCCGTCGGTAACATCAGTTGATATTTTAACACACTTTTCAATAGTGTTAAAGTATTCTTGGTTAGACTCTGCAACAATGTGACAAAAATCTTCAACCTTTTCATCCACAGGGTGCAGTCCACACTCTTTCAAAAACAACGACACAGCGGCCGGGCTATTCCAAAAACTTGTTATGTCAAGCACGTGGTCAGCATCTGCAAACCAACCTTCAGACTGATGTACTTTGTCCAACAATGTGTTAGATAATACTTCAATCTGTTCTTGAATAGTAACTCCATCTTGACGTAGAATCACAGGTTTGTTGAACTCAGGAATAGCCTTTTTCCACTTTTTTAATCCCATCAATATAATCAATAGCCTACCAAACGTACTAAACGAACTTGAACTAATGATTGTATTGCCTGCTGCTCTTTCTTTGACCATATCAATATCTGGATGTTTTACTTGATAGAATCTAGAAAGAGGATAGTGATGATGTAAGTTGTTGCCCTTAACAAAAGAAGGAAACGCAGAGTTTCCTTCTTTTGTACAACAGTCCATTAGAGCTGTTACTGTATGCCCTAATGCACCGTTGTGGTAGCAAAAAGCAAGCATTACTTGGTTTGACGGCTACGGATCATGGCCAAAATGTCTTGTGCATTTTGTGTTGCCTTGGGTGCTGCAATCGGTGCAGCGGCTGCTTCAGCGGCGTCTTCTTCCCATGGTGCTGCTTCTGCTGCCGGAGCAGGAGTTGCTGTACGTGCCACAGGTGCAGGTGCTGCTGGTGCTGCGGCTTCGTCTGTGCTGCCGCCTTGAGGAGCGCCAACTCCGGCTGGGCGGAAGTACTGACCCCAACGCTCTGTGTCGTAAGGCTGACCATCTACTGATGCTTCAAACATCTCTTTGATCACTTTGAGTTCAACATCGCCTGGCTTCTTGGGCAGGAACGTACTCAAATCAAACAAGCCATGTTTTTCGACAGCGGCTTGCTCGTCTTCAGTGAGTGCTGACTCTTTACGTGCCCACTTGCTTCCGTTGTAGTCAGCGAAACCGCCCTTGCTGCCTTTGCTGATGCGGAAGTCCAAGCCACGCAGATAATCTGTGGGCAGTTCTTCCAGTTCAGGATCCATCAACGCACCTTTGATGGTGGTAAAGATCTGAGGACCAATAATGAACTTACGGATTGGGTTTTCAGGAGTTGTATCATCGCTGAGTGGATTCTCGCGAACAAAACCTTGGAAGATGTAGCTACGCTTCTTCCAGTATTTGCGACCCATGTCTTCAAGGCTCTTGTCCTTGAACCAGGTACGCACCTCTGTCAAGATAGGGCAGGTCTCGCCCCACATTTCCACGCAAGGTACTTGAACCATAACTTGCTTGGAGTCCATTTCGCCTTTGACGCCGTTGAAGGGTAGACGAATCATTGCTCGTTCTTGCCAGAAGAAAGTGTTCTTAGGATTGCCATCTGGGAGGAAGCGCAGTGTGGCGCTTTGGCCTTCTTCCATATTCCAGTGTGGGTAGATTGATCGGTCACCGCCTCCGGTGCTACCTTCTTTGCCTTTGTTTTCTGCTGCCTGTAAACGTGCGCGGATTTCTGCTAATGATGCCATAGTATTTTACCTTTCTAAAGTTGCCTATGTTATATGCCTATCTAATAATTTAGATGTTTAGTTGCCTGTGCATACAAGTTGTATTGTACGCGAATGTATTTAGTATCACAATACAAAAGGCAAAGTTTTTTGTTCAATAAGTACTGTGATGGACAACAATCCTTTTTATGTCTACGACACGCATGACTGTGTGTGGACCAGCAATCCTGAATTTAAAAATTTAACCGAATGGTTTGTGTGGGACCCGCATACCTGGTGGGAGTATGCCTATGCATTGTCGCAGGGTGTGGAGTTCTTCCCAAACGCAGAAATATATCGCGGCGTACGGCCACCTGGTCCAGGAGAGATTGACTTTGGCAACGACAAACGAAAAAAAGTTGCTATCTTGTTTTACGAACATGTTAGACGACATCTTGCATCTGGACAGGTATCTGACTCTGGTCCCATTGAGGACTACCCAAATGAGATTGTAAACACAGCATTGAACTGGGCTGACATTGTTATTACCTACAGTACAGAACCACTGCAAAATTGGTGGCCTCGTATCTACGGAGACATCAACTATGCGGTACACCATGACAAAATCAAATGTGTGTTTGCCAGCCACATGCCCTATACTGATCCGCCACCTGATCGTTTTTATACAGATCAATTGAGTTTCTTCAGCATGGTTGCCACAGCTAACCAATACAAAGATATAACCGAAGTCACTGTGCCATTTAGGAAATACATGTTTGATATCTTGATGGGTACAGTGAAGACCAGTCGTTTGTATTTGATGTATCGATTGCTAGAATCTGACTTCATGGATCAATGCTTGATCAATTTGCAGCCCAGCCCACACGGCGACGATGTCAGCAGATTGCGAACTGTTGACCCGCAAGGCTTCAAAACACACGGACTTATTCAACGTTTTCAAAGTCCTGCACTGGCGGACCTAGAAGAACCTGTGATTGCCAAATTCAAAGAACAAACCAAAGATCTCGATGCAAGAGGACAATACAGTGTGAATCTTGTGCACCGTCCAGATTTTGGTGTGCCTGGGGACAATGTATCAATGAGTTGCATTGTGCCTTGGGGAGTGTATCAATCCAGCTGGTACAGTGTTGTTTGCGAGACTGCGGATTTTGGTAATGTAACTTTTTTGTCTGAAAAAACAGCCAAGTGTTTGTTTGCAAAACGTGTCTTTATTATGTTCGGGGGCCGTGGTCTTTTACGTAGGCTACGCAATCTAGGATTCCGCACGTTTCACGGAGACATCATTGACGAAAGGTACGACGACGAGCCTGATAATTCCAAACGCTATGCCCTAGCCTGGCAACAAATAGTAAAACTACAGCACACAGATGGACCTCGTCGGGTGTACGATCATTTCAAAGAAGTACTAGAGCACAACCATCAAATGATGTTGGCTTTGCCTAAACAACAACTCAAGAACATTCAACAATTTATTCACGCTCCTTTTGCTCTAGAGCAAACAAAAATATAAAAAACTCAGAGATTTATTAGTAAATACCATTATGACTATTCACCATATCTACGATACTGCCTCTGAAGTCACCTCTGTTGCCAGCAACCTATGGAGTGTAAAAGACTGCTTTGCTGAAGACACATTTCAACAGTTGGCTACCACACATTTGAATCATGTGGATGCCTGGCACCGACACGCTGACTGCCTGGAGTATCGACTACAACTCACACCTGAGTCTCCTACGCTAAAACGACTGCAGGACATGGCTCCCAAAATTATGCCTGAGCTAGAAAAAATCACTGGGATCAAGCTAATGCCTGCAGAGTGTAAAATGTGGCTGGATTTGAGTAACTGGCATTGTCCTTATCACTCAGATGCTGAATTGCTGGTTGTAACTTATCAAGTGTACCTGTGGACACATGGCGATGTGCATGGCACTGAATTCACGCATAGTGATCCACGCACAAGGATTGATTTTGTGCCCAACACAGGCTATATCAATTTAAACACTGACTGCAAAGAACACCACGTAGACACTATCACAGGCACACGGTTAAGTGCTTGCTGGCAGTTCCGCGCCAAAGTGTAAGTTCACTGTTTCACGCACCGAGTTAGGTGCAACTTCGTATGCCGTTCCAAAGAACGTTCTAGGTTGATTGATCATTAACCAAGCTTCGTTGGGGCGGTATTTTATTTTGACCAAATCTTCAGGCTGGAATTCAGAAATGTCTGCGTAGTCAGCAGGGTGCTCTGCGTTCACAGTCAGGTTGTTGCAAAACACACTGCTCATTTCAGGAGCAGGTTCTGTGCCCATGAACACCTGTATAAAACATTTGATGTCTGGATGCAATCTATGCATCATGATTTGACTGCCTGATAAATCAATGCTAGAGTAAATCACTTGCTGTTGTACAGCGTAGCCTGTTAGTTGTTTGATCTGAGCAGGTGCTTGTGCTAGTGCAGACTCTAATGTATTATTAGACCCCCAAGGTGTTAACAATCTGTTGGGATACTGTGTGGTCCATTTTTGTTCAGGGCTTCGATAACTGCGGCACACAGAATCAAAGTCCAAGAAAAAGTCTGGCAGGCGCCAGACTGTGGGAAGGATTTGTTGGGCATTACTAAAATTTAGCATGCCTATATTTAAATCACTTGATCATGGCTAGACTTTTTATTCTAGCCAGCAATGCATCATCAGACTTGCTTTCGTAGTATGCACCTGTAATCGCACCGTTGTAGTTGATAGGGTCATCATTGCCTTCTTCTAGACCTACATTGCCCGGTTGTGCTCCGTTGGCTACACGCCATGCATCGTCAAATGATCGATATGTAGAGTCTTGACGGTCAATTGTTCTGTCAGAACCATCTTGCGTCCAGCCACCGGGCAACTTTGTCCAAGTTCTGCCTTTGGCGTCTTTGATTTGCGGTTTTATTTTAGGTGGTACATCCACTATGCCATTGAACTTTTGTAGTGTGTTCACATCAACGTTGCTCTTGATACCTTGAACACCTCCAGGTGCCGCAGGTGCTGCGGCTTGTGGAGCAGGTGCTGGGTTAGCTGCCGCGGGCTTTGCTACTGGTGTAATTTTCTTAGTCATGTCCAGAGTGCCGCCCTTTTTTACCGTGCCCGGACCCGCCTTTAGACCCGACTTTGCAACAGTCAGTGGTTTGCCAGTGTTTGGATCATATCCTTGCGGGGCAGCCGCAATTCTTGCTTGGGTGGCTGCATTAGGAACTACCGGAGCAGGTGCTGCCGCTGTAGCAGGTGCTGCCGCAGGTGCTGCCGCAGGTGCTGCCGCAGGTGCTGCCGCAGGTGCTGCCGCAGGTTTTGCAAACATACTTTTGACTTTGTTGACTGCATTGCCAATAACACCTTCGTCAACTTCATCTTCGGGCTTGCCGTACAAGTATGTAACAGTTCCCATTGGACTGATAACGTGAGTAACATCATAACCTTCATCGTCAAACCGAGCCAGTAACTTTTTAGCACCAACAACTTCATAACGTTCAGGTTTATATTCGTGAACTAGTTCGTCACCGTCCATGATTCTCCAGATGTCGTTGCGTAGATAGTAGTGTTTGTCTCTACCGTCATCATCGCCTTCACCTATAACTGGAGCCATACCGCCTGCAACTGTGCCCATTTCATACATGCTACCACATTCGGCAAGACCGTGTTCAGGACAGTATTCACCTTCTGTGGTCATGTTACATGAGCCCTCGCCTAACACAGCGGCAGCGTCAGTTTCAAATGTAGCCACAGGATCAGCTTCTCCTAGTGCACGAAAGCCCATGCCGCCTAGATCTTGATCTAAACGCTGTGACACCCACTCATAGGGATCGCCGTCACGAGCTTTGGCTACGCCATAGGGAATTTCTCCGCGATCGCTGTAGTAGTCAAACAGTGCTTCATACAAGTCACTGTCTAACTCGCCACCTTTGCGGAACTGATTTACTTCAAATTTGAAACGATCTAAAATGTGACCAAGTGTTTCTCCTGCTTCGTCAAGTATTTGAGCTTCAGTTACAACGCCAGCAAGTTTTAGAATACGAGCAAAGTCTTCTGCTACACTTTGTTGCGGAGCAGGTGCAGGGGCAGGTGCAGCAGCATCGGGTGCAGCAGCATCGGGTGCAGCAGCCATGGTATCTTCGGCGCCAGCAGGCGAAATGCCTTCAGTTTCAATACCCAACTCACGCAGTCTGTTCATGACTTCTGTATCGTTCCATGCATTAGCTCTAGGGTCACGTTGAGCTAGATCACCAAGACGATCAAACAACTCATCATCACCTATTAGATCATACAACTGTTCAGTGGCATTGGTAGCATCTGGGCCCACAATGAGTTCTTTGCCCATGAGCTCTTTTAATTTGGCAACTTGTTCAGGAGTTTCGGGCAAGCTCCACGTGCCTTCGACCAGTTGGTTCATCCAAGATTCAAAAATGTCTGCTTCTTTCATAGTATTTCCTTGTTGCTGTATTCGAGCCAATAACGGTAGTGCAGCTTCGATACGTGTGTCTAGAGTTTGTTCAATGAACATGGTCTTGATATCTTCTACCAAGCTTTCTTGTTCTTGAACATCCAGCGGGTGCCAGCTTTCAAAATAGGTTTTATAACCGCGGCTGTTGCCAAGATGTTTTATACTTTCTTGCAGCTTGGCATAGTAGTGTTGTGCTTGTTCAACAATTTGTTGAGTCACGCCTTCCATCACACGATGGCCAGCAGCACGATTAAAACGGCTCAGCACTTTCATTTCTGTGACTATTTCACAGATATGATTGCCGCGAACATCATAGGGCTTGCCACCTTGACGAACATGTTCAAGCATGGCCCGAGAACCTGACATATTTGTAAATGGTAGCTTGAAACGTTCGCCGTCGGCTGTTTCAATAAAAACGCTTTCAACATATCGGAATCGTGCGTCATTTTCGCCTAGGGTCCGATTGTGTTTGATCATGAGACGAGCCTCAGTGGGCTCGCCAGTGTAACTTATTTTACGTGTACCGTAGTAACCTTCAAACAAGCCTTCTTTGATGGCAGCAATGCCTGCTTGTACACGTTTGAGTTTGCCAATGTCCATCAACGTACCGCTCCAGCGATTACGATTGGCAAGATCCATGAGTTGTTGCTGAAAGTCAAAAAATTCTGAACGATCATCTGTGTCTTCGATGGTTTTACCTAGGTTATCGCCGTACATGATATACATTTCGTTGTCGCTGCCTAGGACAACTACCATGGTGCCATAGTTTTTGCCTGAGCCAGAAACATAGTCAAAGCTGAATGTTTTGGCGTTTTCTGCGTCTGCAGGCCGGCCATCTTTGCCCAGCATTTCAGGGTGAAAATCGCGGGTGTCTAACAAGTCTGCTAGTTTTTGTTCAAGATTAAGTTCTGTGGTCATAGCAGTGTATTTAGCGCATCATAGCAATGAATGGCATAGGTTCAATGATGTTGTCCCCATGATCTTTAAGGTGTGAATCCAGCTCTTGATGATAGGTCTGCAACAGCATCAGCATACGAGTGGCCAGCAGTGTACCCATTACCAAATCGTCTGTTTCGCCAGGTTTGGCTGCATAGCTGTTGCCTAGAGCCACAAAGTTTTTGAGTTCGCTGATCAAGGGTTTGCTGTACAGTTTCATGCGCCCTGACTCCACGAGAATTTTAAACTTGTTGCAGGCCACAATCTTGCTTTTGTTTGTGGTGGTGAATCCCTTGCGGATTCTACGGCCGTTTTGGCCTTGCACACTGTTGTCACTGAGAAAATAACCAGGAATGTTTTCTTCGCCGTATTCGTTGATGGAGATCAAGGCTGCTTCGCCCAGGGTGTTGTTTTCCACACTGTAGTAGATTTTTTTGTCGTCTCGTACCACTGCATGCAGTTCTTTCACAATGTCTACCATGATCTTGATCTGTGTGGGCACATCTGTTTTGTTGTGTCGCCATTCAGCCACTTGTTCCGTGGTATCTGCTTCAAACACCTGTATGGCAGCAGGATCGCCGCCGGTGCCCAGGCTAGGGTCCAGGGCCACAATGTATATCTTGTCTGCTTGTATGGGACGATACCAGCGCACCTGTCCAGTTTTGCTTGTGGGTTCTACGCCTTCAAGATCCAGCAGTTTCAAGGGCGAAATCAAGGTCTCATCGTTGATAACGAATTCGCAGTCCATTTCTCGACGGAATCGTTCTTCTCCTAGTTGTGCCCGTTGTTCTTCGGCCCAGGTGTCATCACGATCTGGATGTTCTCGCCAGAATGCACGGAATGCACGGAATCCATTGATGCCCAAGCCGTTGGGTCTAGGGTTACCGTACTCGTCTTCAATTTTGTTGGCGCCTTTCCAGATCAGGGCAAACTGATCTTCGTCTGAGTTGGGGGTGCTAGTAATAATAGCTTTACCACCTGTGCTGAGTGTGGGTGTGATAGAAGTCCAGAACTCTTTGGCAATGGTGGGTCGCACGAACGCAAATTCGTCTAGATACAGCAAGGTAATCGACATACCTCGACCAGTGTTTTCAGTAGTAGTCTGACTTACAATACGTGATCCGTTGTCAAACTCCAGACTACCTTTGTTGTAGCTGGTAGCACCTGCACGGATATGATTGGGGCACAACTCATAAGCATATCTTATACGTTGCATAATTTCCTGTGCGCCTAGGTACTTGTGTGCTGCCACAAGAATAGTAGCGTCGGGTACAAACATAGCATACCACAACAGGTAGCCGGCTGCTGATGTTGACTTACCGGTTTGTCGCGGCATCAGGGAAATTGAGAACCTGCTGTTGTGATAGTTTTCAATCAGTCGCTTTTGGTATTCAAACGACTGGTACAGCATCTTGCCACGTGTGGGGTGCTGAATGTAAAAAAAGTGATCCATGAAGTACATGGGCCCAGTCACAGGGTCAGCACACTTCATGAATTCTTCAATTTCTTGTTGAGTATATGTTTCTCTACGATGCGGTGCTTTTACCAGTACTGTATCTAATCCAGGTTTTAACATAATTTTTCTACATCCTTTGCAACTACCTGCGCAAATGCTCGATTATTTAACCTACCTGGATGCAATAAGTCACGACCTAAATCTATCTGCTTTTCGTCCCTAATCAGTGTACAATAAGCATCAGGTGCATATACAATCAAAGGAATATTGTGTTGTAAACAAATGCTGCGAATTGCTTCACGATTTTTTTCTGCGGCCAAGTTTAAATTTTCTTCATTTAGCAACAATTCTTTAATGTAAGTACCGGACCAATTTTTGTAATCGTATGCCCAATTTAACACTAAGGGAGCATGAGATTGCGACGAAATTATTTCTGTTCTATTGTATCTAGGCTCAAGGTACACTACAAACTTAGGTAATAGCTTTGGCACGTAATGTTTTGCAACTCTAAAACAAGTGTCCCCGGCGGCACCAGCAATTCCAAGGTTCCAACAATGCAATTTAATTTCTTGTGAAACAGCAGTAGTCCATCTGTCTTGTACGTTAACTCCGGTTCCTTGTGTAAAACTGCAACCAATGGCCATCCAATTTGATCTAGAATCAAACTCGTCAACTCTAAACCCTTCACTGTTAAACGTATACTCAATGTCAACGTCAACCCAGCCAAATAGATTCAACAGTCGCGCATGTTCTGTGTTGGCCAAGTGTTTGTTGTAGGCTTCTTCGGAGTCAGGACTCAACCACTTGATTGTTGTACCTGCATGTTTGCTCCATTGATGTAGTGGCGCTGTCATTTTATCAAACTCGCAAACTCAGGCCACAGTTTCTCAAACTGCCCAGCTTGATCAGGGTGGTATTGAGTTTCAATCTCTTGGATATGCTTGGCCAACTTGCGAGCCACGGCAGGCTTTGATTCTGTCACTGCTTGATAGTTACGCAATGCCTGGTCAAGGAAGCCACGGTCAGCAGGTGTAGCAAGTCCTGAAGCATAAAAGCGTTCAATTTCTTCAGCAGCCGGCTTGGCGACTTCTGGCCCATGCAAGAACGGATCAAGATAGTCTGGTTGAAACAAGTTCTGCCATAACACACTCACACCCTGATCTGCTGCAAACTGTCTAAACTCTGTGATCCTTGTAGCATTGTAGATGTTGTACACTGCATGAATGCCGCCCCAGTGCCCTTGTTTGAACAAGTCTTTGACAATAGCAAGGTTATGTAACACTTGGTCCCACTTACCGCCATAACGCACATATTCAAAACGATCACCTGTGTTGTCAAAGCTCATTGACCAGCCAACTTTCTTGCGCTGTGCTAGCTTGCGGAAAATTTTATTTTTCTCAAGATCCACGTTCATGTTGGTAATCAGTGTGACTGTGCAATCTTCAGGGATAACATCCAACAAGCGTTCGTTCTCAGGAAGCAACAATGGCTCGCCACCAACAAGTGCAACGTCTCGAATGTGTGCTTTATGCTCTTCCAAGAAGTCACACACCTGTTCATAGTAGGGACGACTACCAGACTTGAATGGAATGCCTTTGAGTGCAGACCATTTGGAGCTTGCCCACTCTGAACAATAGTTACAGCTTAGGTTACAGGTGGTATTCCAGCGCACGTCTACAATTACAGGATAGTGATAGTGTTCACCAGCTGTGGCATAGTCAAAGTTGGGATTGGTATCGTTGTGCCACTTGCGTTCAGAGTCTGCACCAAAACGTTCGGCCTGTACACAGTTACTACAGTACTTGTGTGCTCGCCCTTGCGACATTTCACTGCGTATTTGTTTCAGGAGATCCGAGTCCAAGATCTCTGTAATAGTGTGATCATTGAGGTTGCCCAGCATGTTGGGGTCACCTGCACAACAGGTTTTGACATCGCCACGTGGATTGATATGCAGCCCACGCCAAGGGGCTGCGCAAAAGAAATTGGTCATCCCGTATTTACGGGCAGGTCATTGGCACCAAGATGTTTTGGCTTCGCCGTAATACTCACGGGCGAATCCGTTGGCAATCAGCATGCCACGCAGGCTTTGGCCATTCAGTAGCACATCGCCCAGCACACGGCCGCCATACTTGTCCCAGTCCATGAGCACAATTTGACGCTTTTGTGAGTTGGCAACGGCTTGTTTGGTAAATGCTGAGGCTGCTTCGCCACGTTGTGCTTCACTTGGGCACATTGCTCTATGTCCTTTTTCAGGAGTGTCTACACCAAACACACGAATGCTGAGTTCAGATTTGAGTGGTGCTGGCAGCCAAGTGGCTTGAATACCTACTGTGTCTCCATCAATCACTCGTGTGATCACAGCGTCATAAACAACACCAGGTTTTTGTTTGGGTTGTGCTAGTACTAGACAAGGCACTAAGAGTAAGAGTGTTAAGAGTTTTTTCATTTTGTTTTCTTGTTAGTTTGTGAGTTCTTGCCAACCAAATTTGTATAGTACATCACCGTTGGTTTGAGTATAGGCCACGCACAGTGTAAGGCTTTCAGGATTGCCGTTGACATCGCGTGCCAACTGCAAACGTTTGGCTACATCTTCACCAATATTGACTTCATCCCTGGAACTGCTGAGTCCTTGATACACCACTGTGCCATCTGTGATTACGTTGCTGGTTTTCACTGTTTGAACCACAGAGTTTGGCACATTGCTCCAGGTCACATTACCAATGTTGGCACCTTGTACCAATTGGAACTCGCCATATCTCACATCCAACAACAAGAGGCCAATTTGACTGGGCAGCACCACAGCATCAGGATAGGCAGGATTGAGCCTGATGCTGGCCAAAGCCACAAGTGTGTTGGCTGAAGATATTCTAGTTATACTGGTATTGTTGGTCACATACTGGACCTTGGTGCTGGGACTAAACCCACCTTCACTGATCACAGTTGAGCAGATCTGCTTCATGGTTCTTGAACCAGCGGTGTTGGCAGTGTTGGTTATTTCGTATCTGGGATTCAGCGTGGCCGAAGTCATGTACACTGTGGTATTACCAGCTTGGTTAGCATGCTGGAATCGATGACACACAATAAATTCGCCATTGATGACAAATCCTGCTCGCACGTTGCCCACACCCAACCACTCAATGTCACACCAGAATATTTGTGTGAGTTCAGGGTTGAGGTTGATGCCAGATGGGTTGGGGGCGGCACCTGTTTTCAATGTGTCGCCGTTCCAGGCTGTTTGTGCTATGCGTTCTTCTACCACAACACCAGTGGTGCTGCTGCGGATGACCAAGTAAAGATCTTCGCCATCTGCTTCAAAATACACACCATTCTTGTCTGTGAAATAGCCCACACGCTGGCGACAACCCACAGCACGATCAGCAAAACAAAACGAACCCATGAACAACAGGCTCTTGCCCGGCTGATAGGCCTGTGTAAATCTTGCTTGTGTGATCACACTTGAACCATTGGCAGCAGTCACTGCCATGTTGTGTGAGCTTTCATTGGCTACATAAGTGTAAGTGCCGCCAGTGGCCGTGACATTGCTGAACTGCCCACCATTGATGTACATGTTCTGGCTATCAAACAAGGTGTAGGGTTCGCTTACACGCATGCGACCAAACGCATCAAGATTGGTTCCAGTGATTATGGCGTTGACATTTCCACCAGTGATATTGGCGTTGACATTACCATCCACTGTGATTGATCCGCCACCATCTACCACTGTGACATTGGCTGTGATTCCAGCAAGATTGCCACTGAGAGTAGAAACCACGTTGCCAGTAACTGCGGCGTTGACATTGCCTGTGACTACCCAAGGACTAGTGCCTTGGTACACTGTGACATTGCCAGATTCTACAGTGACTGGCATGGTGTTGCCTGTAAGATCAATATTTCCTATTGATCCAATAGCAACGTTGCCTACCGACACGTTGCCAATAATGGCTGCATTTGTTCTGATAAAAACATTGCCAGTCGCTTCGTCAAGCTCCAGGGCTTGATTGATATTCCGTAGATACCACGGTGCTACTTGAGTTGGGTCTGGGATTGCCATTATTTGTATCCTTTAAAGCTGTTTAAAGGACTTTTAGTTGCCACGAAGTTGGGTTCTTCACTGGCTGCTGTGCTCACTGGCTTTTTGCCGCCAGGCGTCTTGGTCATTTTTAATGCGGCATCAATCACAGGATCAACATTGTTGTTGAAACCCACAATCACAGCATGTTCGCCAAAGGCAGTTTCTGCTGACCACTCTGGGCGAAATTCATTCACATCGTCTGCTGCTTGATCGCTTCTGGCACGAGCCATTGCAACACCAAAACGATAGTTTTTATACGGGTCTGACGCACTCAGCCCGGGAAGCACAAATGTGTTCTTCATGGGTTCTTTGGTTTCTGGGGGCAAGTCAGCCTGCTCAGTGACGAATTCACGTGCTCGCATCAGTAGCCTTTGAAGCCTTGCACGGGGCTTTGAGTGTTGGTACTAGCTAGTTCTTCACTGTCAAGGTCGCCTGAATTTAGGTCGGTATATTCAGCACCAGCTGCTTTGAATGCCTGTTTCAGCATGTCGTGTTCAACTCTGGTGTATGGATAGGCACCACGTTTTTTTCCTATCCAACTTTTTTCATCCATATCCAGTATATCGCCTGATCCGTCAGCCATGGCCACTGCCATCATCACACGATTCAGAGTGTAGTCACTGTTGGCACGTTCGCCGTCACTGAACAGGGTCAACCCTACAGTGGCAGCTTGACGACGTTTTCCAATCTTGCCGTCTCGCTCAGTGATAAACTCTTGTGCTCGCATTAGCTGCCTGCGCCGATCACACCTGCTGTAGCAGAGCTTGCTGTGCCCAGTTCTAGTGCAGTAAAAGGTGTTCCAGTCACAGTGACTCGATTGCCTGCGCCAGCATACACTTCAAACACAGTGTTTGCAGGTATGGCGATTGGTGCACTATAAATGTTGCCTGCTGCCGCAGCACTACCCAGCGACACTGCAAACGACTGATAAGTTACAGCATTGGCTGCTGTGGAAATTTGCAGCTTGTCAGTGTAGACCACAGCATTGGCCAAACTGGTGTATACATTGGCTGGCATTATTTGGCATCCTTGTTGGGTTGTGACACCACAGGTTGGTACAACTCACGAGTTTGGTACAGCACGCCTGGTATTTCCACAGGTGTTTGACGTCCTGTTTGTGGTGCTGGAGCATGTGGATTCAACACTGGCACAGTGGTCAATACTGATTCTTTAAGAATTTTACTCATGATATTATCCTTTGTATGCTCGCCATTGGTTAGTTAAACCAAAAATGCTTTCTTGAACTTTTTCCATGTCACCATCACCGTCGAGGTCAGCTTCTTTTTTACCAGCAGCACGGGCCTTGGCTAAGTTACCAGTAAACTTGTTGCCTTCTTCTACATCATCTTCGTCGACTTTTTTGGCTTCTTTGATTCCGGCCATTTCCATCATGCGTTTGATAGCATCTTCTTCGGCTTCAGCATAGCTGTGTTGACGATCATCTTGACTGGCCAACACAGGAACTGTGCTTTGTCCTGTTGACTTGGGGCCATTCAAGCCGCCACTGTATTCTAATGCATTGCCTTCTTCAGTGTTGGTAGGATAGTCAGGTTGATTCATATCAACTTCGTCTACTTTTTCGTCGCTGCAACCGCAGCCTGGTTGACCGCAACCGCAGGCTGACTTATAGCCACCGCCACCATAGCCTTCGCTGTCGTTGCCGCCAAGACCTGCATTTTTCAACAGTTCTGCTAACTTGACTGCATCATCGTCACTGGCAGTAATGGTCAAACTTTTACCGCCTTCGGTGCTGTTGCTCATGTTAATACTCATGCTTTCGTTGAGCGTAGCGTCAAGGCGACTCATGCTTTCAGCAATCATTTCTTCAAGATCGCGGTTCATGCTGTCATAGATGCCTTTGCCATAGCTGAAACCACTGCTTGCGGTAGGTGTACCCGAGCCGCCGGCTTCTTCAGTTTTTTCTTTCTTCTTGGGAGCCTTCTCAGGCAAGCCTTTGTGCTTGGTAGCAGCAAAGTCTTCTGCGTCTTTCTTGCCCATGCTCTTGGCAACTTTAGCAACTTCTTTGCTCGGGGCTTTTTCGCCCTTTTGCGTTGCATGGACCATGCCCATGAACTTTTGTTGCTTTTTGCTTACAGCTTTTTCGTCAAGCTCTTCTTCTCTAACTTGTGCGTCACCTGATTGTTGATTTTTAATCAGGGTCATTGCTGCATACAACACAGACTCTAACCGGCTAGCAAAACCTTGTGGGAATTCGCCGCCGCGCTGTGCTTGCTTTGCCGCTGCACGAATATCAGCAAGGTCGTCATAAATTTGTTGTGCTTGACCATGATCAGCACCTTCTTTGGCCATTTTACGACCACCTTTGTGCTTGGTAGCCTTGGCTGTTACACGCTCAGGAGCCTTGGGTGCGCCTTTGGGACGTCCACGACCGCGTTTCTCTAACTTGTTGCCTTCGTCATCGGTTTCACTTCCAACGCTCATGCCTTGATCGTCTACTCGTCGTGTGACTTTGCGACCTGTAGCGGTGTGTTCAATATCGTGCTTGTGACCTCGCTCGACACTGCCAACTTTTGGTTTGTCAGCACGTGGTTTTTTCCAGGACGTGAATGGATTGTTATCATCGTCTTCGCTGGCAACAACTTGTTTCTTGCCACCTAATGCTTGCTTCATTGCTTCAGCGGCCACGTCGCCTAGCATTTCGTCAACTTCTTTTTTGGCACCGGCAATCTTGTCAGCAAAAGTGATCTTGTCTCGGGGCTCAGCCAGTGCAGCAAAGCTCTTGGCTTTCTCTGGGCTCATCTTTTCTTTGAGTGGGTGCTGTTGTCCTAGACGTTGTTGAGCACGTTTCAGGCCTTCGGGACTGGTAGGACTCTGTGTGCGTTCTTTTTCAAGATCTTGTAAGGTCATTTTGTTACCAGGACGCTTCACAGCAGGGATCTGACTCTTGTCTGGACCTGCTTGATAAGCACCTTCGTCTACTTCGTTATCATACTTGTCGTACTTTTTACGCACAGGGTCCAAGGCCTTGCCTTCACGCCCGGCCTTGGCCAAGGCCTCCATGCCTTCTTTACCGTACTTTTCGTAGCCCTTGGCAGCACGGCTCATGTCACGCTCATTGAGTTGACCATGTGTAACACTGGGCAAATCGCGAATGGCGTTTAGTTTGTTGTTTAAGTTGTAAAAGAAACTCATTGTATTATCCTCTTGGGTTTGCGCCAGTTGCTGGCTTGGGTGAACGTTTGATGTTGGTCATAGGGCTCTTTACACCCTGTGGCAACTCATTGGTGGTCTTAGCTGGAGGAGTTTTTCCGCCAGCAATGGTAAACTTGGTGCGATATGCATTTTTCAGCACAGCATGGTCATATGGGCCAGTTGCATAGTCTTTCTTGAGAGCACGCTGAACTGCGTCATCTTTGGGATATTCAGGATCGTCTAGCAGATTTTTGTTCTGATCCACAATCTTCTTGTTTTCGTCGTCGAGGCTTTGTTCATAGGCATCGGTGTTCATCACAATACGATTGGGATCCATGCCCAGCAACTGTGCCAACTGCTTGATCTGCGGCTCGATAGCTGGATAGCGAAACTCCACATCCACAATGGTCAGCGGCTGATTGGGGAAGGCCGGGAAGTCTGGAATGTTTTTACGCACAGGTGTAGTCTTGGGCGAGCCCATCTTGGCTACATCAAACTGCGACATCTTTGACTCAAGGTCTTTGATAAAGCCTGCGGGCACGTCGCCAACTATCTTGATACGATATTGGTATGTGCGTTCACTTTCGGCCAGGTATTTTGCAAATGGTTTCATGTCAGTGTCCTATTGTATATTTATTCTTTTGCTGCGTTTTGGTCTTTGCCTTTAAGCAAACGCTCTAGCAAATCATTGCGGCTCAAAACCATGCCTTGTGCAGTTTGTGTAACGCCTGCATTGGGGTCTTCGGGCCGGCTTTGGTCCAATTTTGCTTTTTTAAGTTGCAAGTCAATCATTTTGAGTTTTTTGTCTAGCTTGGCTGTTTTGGCTGTGATTGCATGGCCTAACATGTTTGAAGCTACACTGAAGATTTCGCTGGCAAACCTTGAATCAACCTGCATGCCCAGATCCATGAGATCTTTGTAGCTGCCTTTGGCCAGGTCTGCAAGATCGTCCATTTCAGTGTCTGTGGCGTCTAGCCCGCGCACAGCCGGCAAAGCTTCGTCTATCTTGTCAATGGTTTCATCTAGTGCTGCCAGGATTTCGCGATTGGCTGGCAATGTTGGGATAGCAGAGTCAATCTCTTGCTCTGTGGGAGGCAAATCAAAAAGTTCTTCCAGTTTACGAGTCATACCCTATTTATAGGGTCATCCTCGACCGTTGTGGAACATTTGGTCTTCTGTGATTACTCTGAATGTGATGCCCTGGCGCTGGCACCATTTTTGGGCTGCCGCCCATTTGGCATAGTTGATGGCTACCACAGCACGGTCTCGGCTGCTCATTTTTGACTCAACCACGCTTTGCTTTTTGGGCTTGATTTCCACTAGTTCTGCTCGCATGGTATTGTTGCGAGTGCGATATGTTATCAAGAAATCTGGAACATAAATGGTTTGTTTGCCTGTGAGCGGATGTCTGTAAGGTATTTGTATGGCTTCACTAGCCCACTGTAGCACATTGGTATTTGTGTCACAAAATCGCATGAAGCTGAGTTCCCACCCTGAACGATATCTAGGCTGCTTGGTGCCTACATACTTGTCAGGATTTTGTATTTGATAAAAACCTTGCGCCCATTTGGTCATTGTAACACTGCTCTGGCTGCATTAACATTAGGCGATACCGCTGCACCAACACCCAACAAGGTAGCGCGACTGCGAATAAGATTAAGGTAATAAGCCAAAGTAACTGTCAACTGTATTCCAGATGCACCTTGAAATGCCTGTAACAGTGTCAGTGCAGATGTACCAGTTTCTTGTGCAACTCTAAACAGTGCACTGGAAAAATTACTAGCTGCACGGTCCGTGGTCATTGTACTTCGAAAATACGAATATACCACGTCCCATTCACTGGAAGATATACTGGCTTCGTATTTGTAAAAACGATCAAACACTCTAACAGTGAGATCTTGATTGAGATTGGTTTGATTAACAGTTGACATAAAATTATTCAGTTATCAAATACCTGGTGGTTGTACACCCGAAGACGCTGCTTGTGATGCTCCTGCACCTGTGGTCGGAAAAGACCACCCACCATTGGTGTTAGCAACAGCTCTTACGGCTCCTGGTATAGCGGCCTGTGCTGCCAGCACTGCACCACGTTTTACTTCATTGGAAAGTGTTTGTCCAATGTTGACATTTTTCAAGGTATTGTAAGCTGTGCCTGCTTTTTGTGTTGCACCTATCAGTCCCAATACAGATCCTGACTGCAAGTCTTGGAATATGCCGCCGGCTGCATCCAGGAGACCACCTTGGCCGAGAATGGTCTGAGTTGACCCTGGTCGAGAAATAGGACTAGTCTTGGTGTCGTAGTGTGTAGGATCTGCAAATCCTGGTGCTTGTTTGTTAGGAGCACCTTGAAAGTATTTCACAGTTTCGTAGGCAATGGTCATCGAATTCTGCATGGTGCCATTGCCTTGACTGTAGTCATAGGTATCATGACTCCAATTAGTAATCAACGGATTGATCAATACATATTCTGCGTATTTCTGCTGGTAATCAAATCCAAAAATTCTAATGTCTTTGAAGAATGGAGGTTTGCCCGATCCACCTGCAACACCATCGCTGATGGCTTCGCCGATATAGCCCCAGTCGTTGACTATACGATCGTTGTTGTAAATGTCGCGACTGTTGTAGCCAAATCCAGTGGTACGATTACCTTGGGCACCAATACTGCCGTTGGTGTTGTTCGCTGCACCATACTGCTGAGTAGGATCTTTGTAGTAGTAACTGTAGTAGTTGTACCACAAGTTACGCATCAGATCTCCGCCGTCATCATGGAATGTGATGTTGATGGGTTCATAGTTGATCTTGGTTTGTACAATGCGTTTGCGATTGTACTGATTGAGTGTTTCGGTTTGAACAGCATACTTGGGCAGGTCAACAGTTTTTACCACGTAACTGATATTGTTGACATCAGTTACTCCCAATGCTCCGCGCAGTGATGGAATTTCTGCGGTGTTAATAGAAAAAGCCACGTGGAATAAAAACTTAAACCGTGGCTTTAATTCATATCCGTCAGTTCTAAATACTTTGGCTGCGTGAGTGTAATCACGCAGCGTATCAGTACCAAAAAAACCTTTAAGGAAGTCCTGTCCCCAGGTAGCTGGCATTAGACGCTCCCGCCACCAGCACCTGTTACAACGTCGCCTAGAGTTCTTGCAAGGCCTGTAGCAACACCAACACCATAAGGAATCTGGTTGGCATTATCAAACGCAATGGTCATGTTGATTGTCACCGGTGCCGACTCACCATAGTTCATGGCACCATAATCAGCGCTCTTGAGATAGCAACCATACAATTCCCAGGTCTCTAGCACGTTAGGCTGTTCGGCTCCGTTGCCGCCGTCTAGGATTTCGAAACGAGTCAAGAACTTGTAATCGATACCAGAACTTGCTGAAGCCATTTCCAAGAAGTCCATTTGCTTTTGTATCTGCTCACCAACCAAGCGACTGACTTGTCCCGAGGCGTCGTCTCGGATTTCACAAGTGGTATCTGCCCAGGTATGCTTGCCTGCCAACTTCAGTGTTGAGTTGTAGATAGGCAATGTGATTTCTTCAAAGCTCAAGTTGGGACGAGCAAAACTCATCACTTGTTTGGTTAATTCTGTACGAGGGGTTGACACTCCGAAATTTTCAAACATCACGCGGAAGCGATATTTGAGTTTGGGCATCAGCAAACCTTGAGTACTTGAACTCTGATCGCTGGCCAACGGTACTGTCATTCTCTGTAATGATGAAACTGCCATTTTTTATATCTCCTATGTCTTTATTTACCTTAACTGGGGGGTTAAAAATTAACCCCCCAGTTTATTAGGCTGCTGCTCCAGAGATCTCACCAGTGTTCTTGATGCGCAATGGAATGTAGATAAACTCCACTGCTTTCACTGGTTCGATGGCAACGTCTACCCACAGCTCGTTACGATCAATACGTGCAGGTGTGTTGTTGCTCAAGTCACACACTACCAAGTAGTCGTAGATTGCTCGCTTAGAAATCAAGTCAATCATCAAACTGTTGACGGTGTTACTGATCTCGTTACGAGTAATTTCGTCGTTGGGTTCAAACAAGTACAACTTGCCAATCTCTTCCAAGCGTCCACGCAAGAACGCAACCAAACGTGATACGTTGATACGATCCAGTGCACTGGTAATGCTGGTTGTGGTCTTGTTACCAAAGTTGGTAATGCCCACGCCTGGAATAAAGGTAATTGGGTTGATGTCGTTTTCATACAGCACATCTCTAATACCTTGTCCCACGTTGATTTGAATAAACTCACCTGTGGTAGAATCAATGTAACCAATTGCTGTGGCGTTGTCCACAACACCGCGACGTGTACCAGCAGGTGCTAGCCATGGATAGCTTACACTGTCACTGCGGATGATTGTTCTCATCATCATGTGACTTGGTGCTGTGACCACTGGGTTACCTGACAAGTCTGTGGTCTGGCAACTTGGATAGAATGTGGCCATGTACTGGCTAGCAGAAACCAAACCATCTTCTGTTGGCAAACCTAGACCGTTGTTATTGGTAGCCCATGCAGCAAGATCTGTTCCTGTAGATGGCAGACGCATTGGTGTGTCGCCTACCACAAACAAGGTGTTGTTACGCTCGTTGCTGAGTGCAATCATGTTAGGCATCAGTTCAGGATAAGCAGGTGTAGCAATCAAGCTGTACAAGCTTTGTTCTTCACGTGCAGCACTGCTGGTGTCAATACCACTCTTCAGTGCTTCAACTACCATTTGGCGTTGAGCCTGACGTCCTGACCACATCGATCCGTTGTCTTTGTTGCCACTGGCAGTTACCCAGGTGTTGGTATCAATCACAGACCAATAGGTTGTGTTGGTAGGTGCGGTTCCCACACTTGGAGGTGCAAGCTTGCACACATAGATGATGCCGTTGTAGACCACAAAGTCATTGTAGACATACACGGTTGTTGCAGAATAGGCATCAACACTGTAGTCGGTGCTTTCAGTATTAAAATAGTCTAATGCAAAACGCTTGACATTGTAGCCACTGCGACGAGTGTTAAACAACAACATACCTTGAGGATATAGAGCTGGATTAGGAGCATCAAGATCCAAATAGTTTGCACCAGTTCCAGTATTCAATGATACAATGGATGGTACAGGATCAGCTATGGGATCTACAGTACCTGTTGAACTCCAACGTGCATCGGCAAACAAGATACCATTCTCACTAACCTGATCTGATGTATCAACTGCCACCCATTGGCTCACGCCATTTAGTGGTTCCCAACGATACAGTTTAGGATAATTTTCTAAGTCGCTGGTATCAATCCACAAATCGCCAAGTTGCAATGGGCTTGTGTTGGCATCTGTCTGTGTAGTTGGTGCTGTAGCAGCAACAATAGGACCTGCAACGTTAGTCAAGCTGAGGTTAAAACCGCGAACGTCGTTAGTGACGTTTCGATATCCTGTCCAGGCACCGTTGTTTTGAATCATGATGTCAGCTTCGCTTACGGTGCTATAGTACCACAGGCGTCCATCTGCTGGATCTTGGTCCGGTGCTGTGGTGCTGGCGGTGTATGTAAACAGTGGAGAAGCTACCCAGTTAGATAATACTAATGTATTGGCAAATGTACCTGATGCTCGACACAATGGGGTACTTGCAGTAAAACCAGCCAACGCAACTGGTGTTCCAGAAACGTCAGTTAGACTAATTGTTCCGCCCTGGGAATGGGTAAACACAATATATCCATCACTGTTGATAGAAGCACTTGTGTAAGGAGCATTAGCCGCACTGACCGCAGTAACAAAATCTGTAGGTGTTGTTCCAGCTAATGTTACAAGGTACGGACCAGCAAAGGCGTCTGATCCTGCTTCGGTTACTCTAATCTGGAAACTGTTGCCAATGCTAAAAACTGCATCGTTGATGCTGGATGTGACTACTGTGGCTCCTAGTGCATATCGTTTGAATATGGTAAAGGCAGCTGATATTATACCACCAGTATTGAGCTGATTATTATTCCATTGAATGTAAGTTGTGCCAACAGGAATATTTTTTCCGCCGCCTGCTGGATCAAGACCATAAGTTGCTGTTGCGAAATTCCCATATGCTGGAGTTGTTTGTGCAACAAACGTTCCCAGTGCAGCATTGTACACCCGCATAACAATGTTTAATCCATTGTTTGCTGGGCTCATGTTATTCCAGATAGAACCAGTAGGGCGTGGACTTGTATCTGTGCTTCTCCAACGAGGAGCCTGATAGCTGTATGCAGGCAAATAAGTTGGTGCTGCATACTCACCAGTTAAAAGTCCAAGGCTAGCTAGCAACACAGATCCGTTGTTAGGACCTGCATCAATGGTAATCAAACCGTTGTTGCTCAGTGTTGAACCATCGTTGGCTGCGGTAGAATCCGCATATATAACCAACTTACCGCTGCTGACACCAGCCGAAACACCAGTGATGTTGGTGTCGTTGATGGCCTGCGCATATCCAGCTACTGTGGCTGCGGTTCCGTTGAATCCCACAGCAACCAAACTGTCGTTGATGAAGAGGTCATAGCCGTTGACCAGAGAAGTTGGGGTACCAGTACCGGTCACTGTAGGCCAGCTGTCTTTCCAGGCATTGGTTCCCAACTGCACCCATTGGTTGCTGGTATTTTTGTAATAGATTGGAATATCAACAGCTTGTTCAACTACTGCGTAGTCGCCAATACTACCAATGCTTTGCAATGGGGCATAGTTTCCGCTGCCTGCGTTGACTACATCTGTGTCTTCGGTAATTATCAGCGGTGTTTTTACTGTAAATGTTGCAGTGGTTTGGTTCCATTCCTGGATACCCCAGACACTATTTGCGGCATCTAGCCAGTAGCTGCCAGATTCTGCGTTACCAGTAGGACGACTCAAGCTAGCAGTAAGTTCTGACAAATCAATGTCCACACGCTGAACATAAGCACGATTGGTAATGCCCAATGAACTATATGCAGCAAGCAAACCGTATTCGTTGAGTTCGTAACCGTTGATAGGTGTACCAGCAGTGGTCTGATAGAAGAATGGCACGCCAAAAGTGGCAGCCAAATCACGCTGACTGGTGATGAGATATGTTTTGTTAGCATTTGCTGCTAAGGTACCTGGAGCTACACCGATTCCACTAGCACTGATTTTGTTCTGTGCTGTGGCGATGAGAAAATAAGGTACTGTGTTGACAGCAGAAGGGATATATTGACTTTCGTCAATTACTGTTACTTCTACGCCTGGTGATACTAGAGCCATGGTCAATTCCTTTTCAAGATATCAATATTTATAGATATCTTCCAAAATCGCCGTTCTACGTTGCCCTTTGGCAAAGGTCCACCATAAATACCGCATGCAAAGACCCGTGTGCCAGGCCTGTAATCAAAAATCTTGTGCTGTGAACTACGTCAAAGACGGAGTCAAGCACTATCGCAGTCGCTGTGACAACTGCTTGCGCAAAGGACGTGGCCTTAAAAAAAGAACACCCCGCTGGGAGGCAGCAGGGTACAAGAAGAAAATGACATGCGATCGTTGCGGATTCAAAGCCCGCTATTCAGCACAAACTCTAGTGTATCATGTGGATGGTGATCTTAACAATGTCACTCAAAAGAATCTTAAAACAGTGTGCCGTAATTGTGAAGTCGATTTAGCAAAAACTGATTCAGTGTGGCGGCCTGGTGATTTGCAACCAGACGTGTAACTAACTCACGTGTGTTGCGCTTGAGATCTTCTAACGTGCCATTGTTATCAATTACATAATCAGCCATCCAGATTTCCAAGCTCATGCTAGACTTGTCTTCAGCTGGCAAATGATCACTGCGATCCACCCAGACAGCAAAGTCAAACACACCTGTATTACGCATGGCATGAAACTCTGATTTGTTGCGCAATCCGCAGTAGATTTGATTTTCAGCAAAAATTTCCCTGCCTAATCGAGCATAATCATCCCGACAATACTCATGAATCATGTCGTACCACTCAGCACGATGATTGTGCCTATCTTCAAAACACTGCTCATAACTGGTGTACCCATACTTGAGTTTGAGCTCATTGTAGATAAACTTTTCCGCACAAAAGTCTGAACTAGAGCGGAAGCTGTAGTTAAATTCTTCACGTAGAATATCACATACAGTATCTTTACCATGGCGAGCATTGCCAATGATCAGCAGTTTAGGAAGGGTCATTTGAGTTGGGTTACGTTAAGGTGTTTTAGGGTACGTTGCAACATACCAATCTGTCTGCGACAGTCTTCTAGTGCATGATGGCTTGTAGGAGGAATGGGCTGATCTGGCCATAGGCTAAACACTGTACGACTGTCACGAACTGCATAGAATTTCCAAGGCAATGCTTTACCGTAGCTCTTGTAAGCATGCTCAAGAATGTTCATGTCGTATGTGGGACCTTGTGCCCAGATTCTGTTGGAGTGCCAAATCAACCGACCTAACTGGTCCAATGCTTGGTCTAGGGGAATACGATCTTGTTCGTCAAACGCTTCGTCGCGCACCACAGCAGGTTGTGTGGCCCACCATTCAATGGTGCTTTGGTCAATGGCACGATCTTCTTGGCTTTCTAGTGTAATTCTGGCGTAGTAACTCTGGCCAGAATACCCCTGCCCAAACGGGTCAAAGCTCTGTGCCGCAATGGTTAAAATACAGGTGTCTGGGCCTGTTGCAAGCCCTTCTAAGTCGATCATTAAATCTGCCATACTACAAGTATAACAGAATTCTAATTCTAAGTCTACAAGTGATTAGCCGATTACCCAGGTCAACGGTTGCGAACCATCCATGTACAGTTTGAGTTGTTCTTCTAGAGCTGTCATGGCTTCTTTGGCTTCAGCTTTCATGGCTGCGCCGTTTAGAGTGCCGCCACCTTGTGGTCCAGCAATGGTACCAAACTTTTCACGTGCTTCGCCCACAATCATTTTGCAGTTGGCAACCATGTAGTCTTTGATCCATTGCTGAATCTGATAGTCGCTGAGTAAATTGATTTCAGGTTTGAGGTTATAGGTCCACAGTAACACATTTTCTCCAGTGCCTTTGGGATCACGAATGATCTGTAATTTTTTGGTCACTGGATTAAAAGTATAGTTCACATAACCGCCGAACATACGTGCGGCTAGTTCTACGTACTGGCTGTAGAAATCGTAGGTAGCAAGGCCACCGGCTACGTTGAAGTTCATGAGATACACGTTCAAACTGGCCTGTGCAAACGGGTCAAAGTTTGATGCAAATGGCCCAGTGGAATCACCAAAAGTTCTACGAAATATTTGTCTTACAGAAACAACTTCTTGCGGTAGTTGGTAAATGTTTACGTCACGTACCAGTTCCATAAAGGAATAGCTTTCCTCATAGGCATTTTGCGCACGTTGACGATAAGTGCCAATGGTTTTTTGATAGGCTGTTTCGTAGTGTGCAGGGTCCAACTCGATGTCTACGATATCGCCACCAAGTTGAAGCCGTACATAATCATTGAGATTTTGCTTGAGAGTTTCGAGACTGTTTTGTTGCTGTTCTGCCATTGGGGGACTCCGTCCCCTTTATTTACCAGCTTTTTAGAATGATCAAGTTCTCTGTACCACGTCCGTTGAACGGTGTTTCTGTAGTGGTCAAGTCCTTGTAGATCTTACGGGCGGCTGGCTTGCCTGCGGCACCCATGGCTTTGAGCACGTCAGCGGGCTTGCGCACAGTTTTTTGCTGGCTCTCTACTGTGCTAAACCCAATGACAGCATTGGATTTCACAGTAAAAACTTTGGCGTATTCGTCTGCCACAAGATGAATCAGTTTGCGTTTTTTGGTATCATACAACCAGGCTTCTGCTTTGTCTACCAGGCTGGCAGCCGGTAGACCTTTGAGTTTGAGTTCTGCAAATTCTGTTATACACTTGAACTTTGCGGCTTTCTTTTCTGGACTTACTGCTTTAACTGCACGTGGCTTGCGCTCGACCTTTTTAATCTGCACATAGGCGCCGCAGTCTGAAATTACAAGCTCACAGAACTTTACACAATTCTTCAACTGCACCTTGGTCAAATAGCCGTAGCCCTGCGTCAGGTCTGCATCCTTGCCTGCTACTGCTTCGTCAAACTCTACAAGTTTACGAGTCCAGATTTGCTTGATGTCATTGACCATTTGTGGAGCAATGTTCATTGAACGCATGAGCATCACTGGCTTGTAGTCTGCATTGAGCTTGGCACCTGACGCAATAAACTCGTCAAACAAGCCATCCATCTCACCAGCACACTCGCTGACTTTTTCTCGCAGTCGGTCCTGGATAGTGATTTTAGGCACTGCATCTTCCGCAGGTGGCGCTTCTTCTGCTTCTTCATCTTGCTTGGATTCCAAAATTTCTTTAAGCAAGTTGTCCAATTTGATCTGTTCTTGATCCGTGAGCTCTAGTCCCACCATGCTCATACGGCACAGCCAACCTGTGGTCAGTCGGATTGAGCTGTCAGGAATGCGTTTGAGTGTACGAACGTCAGCTTTACGACCATGCAATTCCAAATAGTTTACAATCATCTCACGAGCATCTTTTTTGCTGTAAAAATAATTGTACCAAGAAAACGCATGACTAAATGCGCTGATACGATTGTCTGTGGGTTGCACTCGCCACGTGGGCTCCATACCCATGGCATTGGTATCGGCACTACGAGGGTTCAAGGGCTTGACAGATTTGGTTGCGATCATAATTGTTCCTTACTTAGTCTTGGGCAAGTTTTTTACAGTGTCAAAAAGTTTTGCGGCACGTTTAACGTCAAAATTTTTGTGTTTATACATCCAGGCTTTTTTGCGCTCTGCTACTTCCAGAGCTTCTGCTAGTTTCCATTTGGTGTTGAAGTCTGCAGACATTATTATACGGCTCATGTCTACAATGTCAAGAGCATACTCTACCCATTTTTCTGTGGCTTTTACTTTGTCATAAGACTGTATAAAGCCCTTGCCTTTTGGACCTGTGTACTTTGCTACAAAGTTTGCGGCTTTCATACCATACTCCTAGAGTGGATAAGTGTGTATTATAGCACTTTGGGATTTATTGGTCAACCGCCCATAAATAATGGACTATGCCCCGTTTAAGCCTTTACCGCCCGAATCGTACCCGTGATTATCAATTTTTGGATCGTACCATCCGAGAGATGTACACTGTTGGGGGTGTGGACATCTACATCCACAAATACATGGGTCCACAAACTGGCGGCGAAGATTCGGCATTTTCAGGCAATGCTGATGCCACACAGCCTGTGTATGAAACACAGAGCCCGCTGAACATACAGGATCTGCTGTTGTTAGAAAACCGCGACAGAATATACGATCAAGACGTGTATGTCATGCGCGGAGTGTTCCAGACTCAGGACATTGATTTTGATTTAAGTCAATTTGGATTGTTTTTAAACAACGACACCCTGTTTATCACATTCCACTACAATCGCATGATTGATGAATTTGGGCGCAAACTCATGAATGGTGACGTTTTAGAAATTCCTACACTGAAAGACTACTATCCATTGAATCCGGCTATTCCACAACCCTTGCCCAAGTATTATGTGATTCAAGACGCTGCTTTTGCATCCGAAGGATTCAGCCAAACCTGGTTGCCACACCTTTGGCGTGTGAAAGCCACACCTTTGGTCAACGCACAAGAATACAAAGACGTACTCAAAAAACCCATGGTCCAAGAGAATATCTGGGACTCAGACAATTTCTATCCTGCAGGTACTGTTGTTAATTACGGTAACACTTATTATCAGGCTGTGCAAAATGTGCCTGCAGGAACTACTATCAACAACACCAGTTATTGGCTGGAGTACACACCGTTGACCCAGAGTGATCAAATGACCACTCGCACCAAGGATCAAGAAATCAATGATGCTATACTTGCACAGGCCGATGTTGAAGTTCCATTAAGTGGCTACGATGTTGACAAGTTTTATATTACTCCCACGTTGGAAAATGGACAGCCTGCCAACCCTGTGGGACTCAATACCAGTTCTACTACCACAGTAGACGGCACCGAAGGTGGTATGAACTCTACCCCTCGCGGATTTGGATATACCCTGGGCTACTTAACCGGTGATGGCAAAGCACCAAACGGTTTCCCAGTCACTCCAGGAGTAAGCTTCCCGGACAGCCCAGTCAGCGGAGACTACGCTTTGCGGTTGGATTACTTGCCCAATCGTTTGTTCCGCTTTGATGGCAATCGTTGGGTACGTATCGAAGACAATGTTCGCACAGATCTCAACAATGGACCAAATAACAAGACCCTACGCTCAGGCTTTGTAAATAACACAGCAGAAGTTCGTACTACAGATCGCGGCATGATTCCAAGTCGCCAGAGCCTTAGCGAAATTCTCAAACCCAGAGCCGACAACGGCGGATAAACAATGCAACAATTCTTTTACGATGACCAAATACGTCGTTTCTTACTGCAATTTACTAGAATCTTTTCAGGGTTCCAAATAGAGTACGGCCGAGATTCTGCCAATCCTGACCAGTATGCGCTGTTGCGTGTGCCAGTTCGTTACGGTGATGCCAGTCGAAATGCGCAGACTATCATTCAAGAAAACTCAGCCAACAGTTTGCCCAGCTCACCGTTGATGACTTTTTATATTGCAGGACTGGACTACGATCGTCCACGCATGCAAGAACCTTACTTTGTGTCTCGCTTTGCAGTCAAACAACGTACCTACGACACTGTTACAGAAACCTACGAAACTTCCCAAGGCAATGCGTTCACTATTGAACGACTAATGCCTGTGCCCTACAAGCTGACCTTGAACTTGGATATTTGGACCACAAACACCAATCAAAAGATGCAGTTACTTGAACAGATTTTAACCTTGTTCAATCCTTCACTGGAAATACAAAGCACAGACAACTACATTGACTGGACTAGTTTGAGCGTAGTTGAATTAGAAAGTGTGCAATGGTCTAGTAGAACTATACCTATATCCACAGAAAATCCCATAGATATTTGCACGTTGCGATTTAACTTGCCTATCTGGATCAGTTCTCCTGCCAAGGTCAAGAAACTGGGAGTGATCGAACGTGTGATTGCCAGCATGTACGATGCGCAAGGAGATTTACGAGATGCAGTGACCAACAGTGATTTGTTGCTGGGTACACGTCAGGTTATAACACCTTTCAACTACAAAATTATGTTGATTGGCAACAGCATACAAATACTGCAAGAGCGTGCAATTGTGGATCAACCAAATACTAGCCTAGAACCGCCAGACATTGTGAGTGGCAGCGGGCTACTATGGCCTGCTGTGATTGGCATGTATGGCGTACTGAGGCCTGGTATCAGTCAAATACGACTAACACAGCCCGATGGTTCAGAAGTGGTTGGCACAATAGTGGTTGATCCCAACGATGAACGTTTTGTGTTGTTTAGCGTGGACCAAGACACAGCACCTCAAAACACCATGCTACCAGTGAATGCCGTGATCAACCCCTTGATCAGTGCGCCTGGCAACGGGTTACCAGCAGCAGTTGCTGGACAACGATACTTGTTGACTGAGGGTACTGGTGCAGTGAACAACGCATTTCCTGCAACAGCCTGGTTGGGTGCGTCAAACCGTCCTGTAGTAGCGCAAGAAAACGACATCATTGAATACAACGGTAGCTGGTGGGATGTAACTTTCTACGCACAGCAACAAACACAAATTCAATACATAAGTAACCTCACCACAGGCATACAGTACGAATGGACAGGCGGCTCATGGATCAAAAGCTATCAAGGAATTTACCCCGGCGGCGACTGGAGTCTGGTATTGTGAACGCAGTAGGTGTTTGGTTTCGAAGCAACCAAACCAATCGTTATCTGTATCTACTAAGAAACGATGCCAAGCACCCAGGAACCTGGGGGCTGCCAGGTGGTAAAATTGAACCAGGTGAAACCTTGCTAGGTGGCATGGAGCGAGAATGCATCGAAGAGCTAGGTAGCTTTCCTGCATATCGTCGACTGGTACCCATTGAAAAATTTACTTCAGCTGACAATAAGTTTGTATATCACACATTTGTATGTGTGGTAGATGATGAATTTGTTCCTGTGCTCAACAACGAGCACTTGGGCTATGCCTGGATTGACGAAGGCACATGGCCCAAACCTTTGCATCCCGGGCTTTGGAGTACTGTGAATATGGACACAGTACAAAACAAAATCCTGCGTGTTGCGCAGGATTTTGTTGTTTCCAAACAGGCCTGATCAGGCTTGAGATTCTTGGAATTGCAATTGAACTTCTCCCACTGGACTTGACTGTGTGGTCAATGCGGTAAGTTGCACTGCCAACACTTCAGGTCCGTTGGGATAGGTTCCTGTGCCTGGTATACCACTGGTTCCAATCTGTTTAACTGAGCTCAAATCCAGCACTCCCGAATTGGTAGTAGATATCGGGATAGCAAACAGCCTTTCGCCGCCACTTAGTTCAGTGGTAATAGCTTGAATGGTCATGTTTAAATCGTTAGACGGGGTGCCCCCACCCAACGCATTGCCCAAAATCTTCACAGTATCTCCCACAGCATAACCTGTACCAGCATTTTGTATTGAGATCTGAGTGGTTGAATTAGTGTAACTTGTACCAGAAGCCGTTAACTGTACTGTGACGTTGGCTGAGGACCCTGAGCTTGACACGTTGGTCAACGTTAATCCACTGAAGGTTCTAATCGCTGATCCGCCAAACAGCACTTTGGTACCTGACTTGGAGAAGCCGCCAGTAGTACCAAACAAACTGGATGTTACACCGCCTGTGGTTTCACCGGTATATCGCGGAGCAGTTGCAAACTGTGTGAAACTAGGTTGGAATCCTCCACCCAAATTGTTCAGCCCTGACCAAGTGGTATTAGCTGAATCAATGTTGTTGGGGTTGAGAATACCTTCAACCAAGTATCGGCCAGCACTTACTTGAATGTTGAGATTGCTCAGTGTTAGTTGGGCTCGATTGATCAAGGTGCGTACACCCAAATCACCAATAATACCATCGCTTACACTAGGACTCAATCGCATGGCAAACACTGTTTGCTTTGCGCCAATGGTACCTGGCAAACCATAGTTGGTACGGTTGAATGTAAATTGATAACCTTCGTCGCCGTCAAAATTACCGTCCATGATCACTGAACTACCCCAGTGGTTGACCAACGGAGCACAGGTATTACTGATCAAGATTACACCAGTGTTATCTGTATGGCTTGCGGCAGCACTAGAAGTAAAGCTACGACTAGCTCCATCTACCCATTGGTCGAATGTAGCTGCTCGTGTAACTCCTGTGAGTGTGTTTCCGCTCTTGCCTGAATACTTGATAATTTCACTATCAATCATCACAAACACAGGATAGGTAACACTGGCTGCAGGATACTGGCTAGCATCACGCAAGTCTATAGTAGTTTGGCTGTCATTGATTGCGCCATCTAAACTTGACACTGGAGTTTCATTGACTGCTTCGTAGCGACCAGGCAAGTTACCTGAACGCATGTATGCTTCGTTGTTCAAGTTGTTGTTGGGTCTACGATGCGCAGGAATCATAGTACCTTGTTGGCCTCGAATCATCCATTGTACATAGCCAGCACCGTACCATGAATATTCTACTCCCAACATCTGCATTTTGTTTGCGTCTACAGTGAAACCACTGGGTCCTGTACCATCCAATGTATCAACGTTGAAATCGTCTTGAACCACGCGAATTTCCTGGCGAAGAGCCATTTTTACACGTACTTGATTGGACACTCCGCGGAATGTAGGCACCACTGTCATACGATTGTTGTCCAACACTGATGTCACTGTGTGTGTCATACCTTGTATAACAACTATGTCGCCGTTGTTGAGTTGGTCTTGGAAACGGCAAGTGCCATCACCTGTTACCAAATTTGATCCCACACCCACTGACACTAGGCCAGCTAGTTGGAAGGTGCTTGAACGTTGTACCACGTTCAGTGTTTGGCCGTTGTGTTCCCAGAACAAACCGTTTTGATCATCAAAGATACCGGCTCGTACACTAGAACCGTGCCATTGTGTCACAGAAATTCGTGGTTGTTGACCCAACTCAGGTGCAACACTGCCTAAGGTGTTTTGTGCTTGAACTACAAAGCTGATATCACTGCCGATACTGGTTACTGTGTAGTTGGTGTCATTGTATCCTGAGGTGGTTACACCACTGATTGTAATAGTTGCTCCAGGGTTGAGTCCGTGTTCTAGGTCTGTAGTAACGGTAATGTTGCTACCAGCCGCGGTTCCTGCTGCTACAATTCCTGCAATGTCAAATGTGGGCTTGAGCATACTACCTGATGTAAACAAGATACCTTTACCAGATTGATAGCGGAAATATTTCTTGGTCTGTCGAACAGCGGCTGCTCCTCGAGTAGGAGTACCAGTGCTCAATACAACACCACCATCAAACGGTCTTGGTAAGAATGCAGCATTGCTACGAACGTTGATAACACCTGCAAGGCTACCGCTTACCGCTGCACCTGATTTGGCAGTGTAGGCAAAAGTAGTGGTACTGGGCACAGCAGTAACAAAGAAACTGCCGGTAGCATAGGCCTGGTTTGTTCCTGACGACAGCGCAACCAAAATTGGAGTTCCTGGGACCAGACCGTGAGCATACGTAGTTGTTACGGTGATAGTACTAGGCGTTAATCCGTCGCTGACAATGCTGGCGATGTCAAGATCAGCACCAGTGTACGGGAACGCTTGACGGACCACGCTGTCATATTGATTCAACGGATAACCTGGTGCCAAATTTGGTAATCTTCGTGGATAGAAAGCAAAGTTATTGTCATTGGCATAGTAAACATAGCTCACGCCTTCAGCGTTGCTACTAGCTTGGTTTTGCATACTGACATATTCGCCAGCTGTCAATCCATGGCTGTCTGCGTTGACAGCAACTTGAGGAATATTGGTATTGCCAGTAGCATCATAAATGCCTGTCATGCGGATCACAGGAGATCCAACCCCAGCAGCAGCCAATGCTGTGGTATTAAACTGACCACGAGCAATTGTTTGTGTTCCGTTGACTGCTGTACTAACTGCACTCATATTAACCAGTTCTACGTTGCTACTTAGGCGTTGCATCACTGAGCCAGTGACAAAAGCATTAGCTGGACTTGTGTTGTACCATCCTCGTGTAAGCTGCAAAGTTGTACCATTGGTTACTTCATAAACTCTGGCTATTTCAATGTTGTTTACTGCATAAACGTCATTGCCAATGGTAATGTTAGCTGATCCACCGTTGGACTGGTTTGACTGTCGAACCACTGTGAGAGCGTTGCCTGCCACGTTAGTCACAGACATTACTTCATAAACATTGGCTGTATCTGTTTCAACTATGATATAGCTACCGTCCGAAATACCAGCAGCAGTTACGTTGGCCACGTTAACAGTAGTAGTAGCCACGCTGGTAATGTTGGCCACTGCAACTGTGGTACCACCTGTACCAGGATTTCCAATAATGATCAAGTTGTCGCCTACGCTTAACCCAGTAGTGCTGGCCACAGTGAAAGTTCGTTCAGCCGAACTGTTGACATTGGCTGTCAATCTAGTGCTTACAAACGGAGTCACGTTGCCCTGTGTTTGACTAATAATCAACGCAAAATCATTGGCTACCCACTGTGCTGTACTTTGGTTTTGCAGTCTCACACTGGTATCTACGTTGCTGGTGATTTGGTCATCGCCCGCTAACATTGTAGCATAACCATTGGTATTGATTACAATGTCTGCACCAATGTCTTCATAGAAAGCTGGAATATTGTTAATAGTAGCAAAGTTTTGCCACTTGGTATTTTGCAGACCATATTCAAAGTCAGCGTCAATTAGGGCCTGTGGGTTACTGATTCGTTCACGTCCAATTGCGTCTAGACCAAAACTCCACGGTTGTACAATCATCTCAGCGTTTTCTACCCAGATAGCCAACTTGTCATTGGGATCCATGGCAGAAGTATCAGTGTCCAAGGTAAGTGTTGTAACACCATCGTAGGCTGCAGGGAAGTCGTTGGTTGGGCCTGCTGTCCAGGCCACTGTGCCGCCTAACGAAGGATCACCAAAATTGTAGATGCAGATACCGTCTGTTGTGTTATAAATGGCAAGGAATTCAGGCAAATTTACCCGGCCTACTATTTTGACGGTGCCTACACCAGCAGTGCTAGGGGTAAAAACGTAATTATTAACTCGTTGTCGTGCCATTTCTTAAACTCCAAATATGATTTGATTAGCTGTCAACGTTGCTTGAGTAGTCGTTGAAAACTTGTTATAACCAATAGTACCATTGGCAATTTTACTGTTGGTCACTGTGCCATCGCTGGGTGTGCCAGTATATAGTGTGTCACCCATAATGACACCAAAGAATGGTGTCAATGTTGCCGGCGGTGTGGTAAAACTGATATTTGATCCTGATATACTAAATCCCACTCCAGGGTTCAATACAACATTGTTCAAGCTTACCATCATTGCATAGGCAGTGGGAGGAGAGAAAGATGTTCCGCCCACGGTGATCGGAAACACTGTGTCTGTGCCGTTGAATGCCGGCGTGTCCATGTATCTGTATTGCCCAATCTGCGGTGTATTACCCAAGTAAGCCATTTGTTTTCCTTATAGTCTGCCAACCACAACTTCAATTGTGCCTGACTCTCCGTTGAAATCTTCCAACGCTTTTCCAATTACACTGCCCAGTGTGGGTGTTGTGCAG